ACCTCTCTGAAATTGCCATATTTATCAAAGAAGTCGACCTTCATCAGCGTCTCTAATTTATCGGAATTCACACCGTGATTCACCGCTCCGACAAAGACATCGACAAGATAATCAGAATCCAATTCTTTTGCCACGTCGGCCAACTTGTTTGCCACATCGTCAGAAATACCCTTGATAGACGACATCCCCTTAGCAATCATTTTCTGCTCTGTGAGAGGGGCATAATGACCGAGAGAGATACCGAACTTCGGTGCAGTAATGGTGATACCGTATACCCTTGCCAACTCTGTAAATTTCTGCGTATCAGCGGAATCTTTGGCGTTGTTTAATAATGCCGTGATAAATTCGACCGGGTGATAATAGCGGAAATAGGCGCACATATAGCCGATAAGACAGTAGGCGACGGAATGGCTGTAATTGAACATATAGTCGCCTGCATCTTGCATAACACGGATAAAAGATTGTGCTTCTTTTTCAGCAACGGCTCTCGGTTTGTCGGACGACGCACAATAGCCATCAATAATTTTCGGAATCTGTGCGTTGACTTGCTCTACCTTTTTCTTGGCAATCGCTCGACGCATGGTGTCTGCTTCGCCACCGCTGAATCCACAAATATCCGTTAGGAACTTGGTCACATCCTCTTGATAAATCAAGAAGCCATAGTTCTTGTCCAAAAGGTCGTTAATCAATTTAGAGCCATTATCGTGACGTTTTCTTGCCACAAGGTCATCTCGGTACGAAGCACCAGCAGGACGGATTGCGGCCGTAATGTGCGACATCTCGACAATGTTTTTCGGTTTCAGTTTGCTTAACAACTGAAAAGCAAAGTCTGATTCCATCTGAAAGATACCGCTTGAAGTGCGTAGCATATCTTTCCATACGGCTTCGTCATTCCAATTCATTTGGTATGATTTCGGATATGGTATGCCGAGCATTTCACAAGTTTCCTTAATAATCTTGACATTGACAAGACAAAGGAAGTCGTATTTTACAAGGCCTAAATCGTGGCATTCATCCATATCGAGGAACAAGCAGTCGTCGCCGTCCTTGTTGAATACGCCATAATTCTCTCGGAGATTTACTGGCGAGATAACCATACCAGCGGGGTGAATGGACTGTGAGACTTTTGTCCCAACAAGACCGTCGTAATAATAGAAAATATCTTTATACTTTTGTTTGGTAGCGTCTGGGTTTTCAGAATACTCTTTCTTGATGGCCTTGATACGAGCGAGCGAATACGGATTGTCGCCACCATCTTGGTGTTGCTCGTCCCAATACTTGGCAAGCGCACCGCCTATCTCATCAATGGCGGCCTTGTCTGCAATTGTACCAAACGCCGTCACTCTCGCGCATTTTTCCTCTCCGAATCTGTCGATAACGTGACGGAATATTTTTGGCCTGTCTTCTTCGATGACGTCAGTATCTATGTCCGTTTATGTTTTTATATTAAGTGTGTTTGTGTGTGTTTGGTGTTGATAACATTCGTTCTGCGCTCCACCCATACTTGTATCGTTTCTTTAGCATGGAATAATTAAGCCCAGTGATATATGACCATTCTTTCAAAGTATGGCTTTCACCATTGAATGTTATCACGACGTTAGAGCGACGATTGTTGTTTTGAACTACCATATTGGTAAACCTACAATTGTCTGGTGAATAGTCGCCATTATCATTGATTCTGTCTATGGTACATTCATATTTATTCAACGAATCATCGTAGCCGTTCTCTAATGCCCACTGACGAAATGCACCATAATCATTGACCCACTCGTCGCATACTTTGATTCCTCTTCCACCATACCACTTAAAAGCCCTATCGTCAGCATCGTAGCAACGGTTTTTCATTCCGTTCCATACACCATATAGGCGTTCATTCCTGCCACCGTGCTTCAAGTTCCCCTTGGCCGGATGCTTAATACAACCACAACACTTTGTTGCGCCAGATTTTAACGACGATGCCTCTACACTGCGTATCGTACCACAGTCACACCGGCAAATCCATCGATATCTCTCGCCGTCTCTCTTGTCGAATCGCAATACCGTCCAGTGATTATATCTATTATTAGTAATATCATGCATTTTTCCCACATTATCACCACCTTTCTGTCTAAATTATATATAACACACTTAATATAAATGAGATTCACTCACTTTATGTTTCCATAAAGACCAGACCATATCTTCATCCGATGTCGGATGCCTACCACTTCGGGCTGTCGCCCTACTCTACTCGCTTCTTTGCCATTTGGCTATGCTTTCGATGGTCGTTGAGCATTCCCCTGTTCGGGGCTTTGTTGCTGATTGTCCAATACACATTATTTTCAAACCTTCACGCCTTGCCTTGTTTCATGCATACGTTGTGGTTAATGTGTCTCTAAGGAGTTTCCAGCAGTTCAATAGGTTTATTCAAACGCTCGGCTCAATAGTGATAATCAACCGAGCTCAATTCGATTTTCATTCGCAAACCGAGAGAAGATAGTTCCCCAATCTTCGGGATTCATATCAATAATATCGATAAGATACGCCACACGGCTACCGCCAACAGAACCTCTTGCCGTACCTGTCACAATGCCGTTTTGGTGACACCAATCAAGGATTTCAGACATCGAAAGCATAAAGCCGTCCATACCAATTTTGGTAAAGACACGGATTTCTTCGTCGATGGCCTTTTTGAACGACTCTACTTGATTCTGCGGAATAATCCCATTGTCAATTTTTTCTTGGAACTTGGTATGAATCCGTTCAATAAACTTCTCGTGGTCTGCCTCTTTCGAGCCGTATAGAATCGGATATTTAGCGGAAGTGTCCACATCATATTCTTCTATCATATTGGCCATTGTGTTCGTGTTTTCAATGGCTTCGCGATATACACTTTCCGGCAGACAGTTCTGTTTCTCAAAAGCATAAAGCAATTCTTCATATGTTTTGAAAACCAAATCAAAATGGTCTTCATTACCATAAGATTTGCCTTTATATTTCATCAGAATCGTTCTGCATTCTGCCTTATACGAATTCAAAGAGTGTGTATCCGTACCTGCAATCAACGGCTTATGCCATTTATCAGCCATAAAGGCAAGGTCGATATTGAATGCCCTCTGTTCGTCATCGTCGTGTGGCTGAATCTCTAAATAGTCGTAGCGATTCAGAAGTTTATCGTAATAAGGGTCTAACTTTTCCAATTTGTTCAACGGACTTGCCAAACAAGCAGACGTTGTCAGAATGTTATCGGAAAGTGAAAGAAACTCATCAAAAGAAATTCTGTTACTATAATAGAAATGGTCTTTATCGAATGACTTTCCGATAACGGTATTCAGTTCTTTCATGCCTGCCGTATTTTTGGCAATTAGAATGGTATGATAATTGTCTCGTAATTTTGCGTCTAATTCTTTGGTCAAATAACACTCAACCGCATGAATATATTTCAGACCGTTTTTACGACAATATTGCATTTTCTTAAACCAACCGCTGATTTTGCCGTGTTCCGAAAATGCAATCGCCGACATACCACATTCTTTTGCTTTGTCAATATAGTCGGTATATTGCGTGCAACTGTCAAGCAAAGAATAATCGGTATGAACGTGATAAGGTGTATAGTTCAATGAGATACCCTCTCGTTTTGTTTTGTTACCTAAATTATATCACTTTGTGTTTTCGTTGTCAACCCAAGGTTCATTGTCGACATATTCCCAATGATAACCGTAGGCGGTGTTCTGTTTTCCGCGCAGACAAGCGCTAATATTCTTGTACGAGTCCCGTGACACGCCAAAATTATCATATAAATATTCAGATGCTTCTCTCGCACTATTGAATCGAAGTTGCTCACCTAATTTATCTGTGCCGATTATGGGTTTTTGCTTATGCAGGCTCGCCTTTAGATAGCGGTGTTTTTGTGTACACTCTGGACAATACGGTCTGATATCCCCACGACGATACCAATTAGTGGCGGTCTTTTGGAACGATATGCCACAATCTGGGCAAATCCACCACGCATTGTCTCTGGAATAGGCGTTGTGCAAATTCGGAGAGTTGGCATTTTTACTGTAATCCCAATATTTGTCTATGTCTGGTACTAACTCTTTCAGGTTGTTTTTGGCATTACCATAGAGATACGACGACTTAATTGTCTGGCAATCTCTTTCTATGTCTATATCAATGTTCTTGCGTAGCCACGGTCTGAATGCGGTCAACTGACATAAAGTCTCATATATGAGCGATGAAAACGCCTTCTTACTCTTATATATGTTGGCATTTGATATTGAAATACACGAATCGGATATCAAACGCTCATTGCCCACTATACGCTCCCTGATACGAATTAGTTTTATATTTTGTTCTTTGCAAAGCAAATACTTTCTTAGTTCCTTGTCGCTACTCGCCTCATTGTGCCATCTTTCTCCGTCGTACTCAATAGCCGTGTTAATAGATGGAATAAAGATATCTAATTCGAAACCATTTAGCCAATCAGAACGATAATTTCCAACTGCATCATTAAAGATTTGAACAACATAGAACAGCATGGCTTTTTCCGGAAAACTTACATGATTGCCATTCTTACACATTGGACACTTACATCCATCAATAGTTCTTCTTATAACAGATTGTTGCCACTCGTGTCCATATGCGCATTTCCACCAGTATGTCTTTTTTGTATGACATTGTACATTATGTGGCAAAATATCATTTTTGACATAATTCCACTCCGACGCTACTGAAGGATACCGAGATAACAAATCGTTAAATCCTGACAAAACCTTCATTCCACGGCAATATGGACATCCGCTACCATGTGTACGATTATTCGGATTTGCCATATACGAATGGCCACACGCACCAATCCACCACACCTTTTTATTGCTGTTACAATAAGTGTGCTGTGGCGTTAGTTCGCCATTCTTCTCATAGTCCCATTCGGAGGCAATCTCTGGATACTTTGTCGCTAAATCATTTACGCCGACAATTAAACTATATTGATTTCCCAACTCTAAAATACCTCTGTCACGCACACATTTGCTCTATAATGAAAAGTTTGGCTTTCTTGGTATCATTAACCGCAAAAGCCAAACATCGCTCACAGCGCATTATACGCGCTGATAGACGGTATCATCAATACCAGTCGTTATCAATGGCGTCTTTCATAAACTTTTTCCGGGCGTCTTTGTAGGCGCGGATAGTTTCCTCGCCATAGCCCATATCGACAAGATACTGTTCGCCCTTCATTTCTTCGCCGCCCCATTCACAGTTGCCGAAGCAAGAGCAGACGTCGTAATCGCCCTGATAGTAGTTGATGTGATACTCGTGATTCCCCATCTCGTAATAGATAGCGTCAAAGGCGAAATCGTAGTCTTTCATCAACTCGGTAATGGGGTCTTTCTTTTCCATAAACTCCTTGACGATAGGCCAATCTTCTTTGGTACAATAACCGCCGCCACCAATGGCGACAAGTTTGGTAGAGCCATCAAGTTTGATATTGCGCTTTTCACAAGCGTCGTAGAACTGCTCTTTGTTGAACGCAAAGAAGATGGGAAGATTGTCGGCTTCGGTCTGCTTTGATTTACGATACTCTGCATAAGTCATCTCAAATACCTCTCTTATCTTTTCGTTGCCTTTGCGTCAACGTCGCGCTGTTCGGCCTCAATTTGGTCAATCATCATAAGAAGATAATCGACAATACCACGAGCGTCCGTATAGGACATCTCACCATTCTTCATGGACATCACAACGGAAATTTTCTTACGAATGTCGGCAATAGCGGACAGTCTGGCCTTCTCGGTGTAGAACAACATATCAAATACCTCTCTTTCATTTCTGCCACTATTATATCATAATCATTCCACTTTGTCAACCCATGGAAAATAAAAAAAAGGCCGAGCGTTTCGCTCAACCTTTTTTTTACAATCTCAAACACCTTGCGGTTTATGATATTTTCTGTCGTAGATATTGCTTGCGGCAATCATAATGCCTTCGGCAACCTTTGGCTCAACATCGCCAAGGTACTGAATGGCGTCGTATACTTCGTCGTCATACGCTTGGCCGAAAGGATTCTCGGCAGAAATCATACAAGCGGCCCACAGTTCGGCCAACTCTTTCGGAGAGAACTTCTCTGCAAAATCAGCGGCTCGTGCGCCAATATCATACAAGTGCTGTGCTTTCGAGAACAACTGCCCGGCTTTATTGGAGCGAGCGGGTCTCTCCGCCTCGTTGCATTTAGATTCCGTCTGCGATGTGTTGTTGACAATTTCGTCAATCAACCCTTCTGCGCCAGACAGCGTAGGAGACTATCCAACGGTAGTTCCGTGAGGGTCGGTAATAACATATGTGGACGGCGTTTCGATAATACGATATTCTTTGTAACGCTTTAAGAAACCGTATTTTCCCTCGTTGCATTTTGATTCTTTTACGCAACGGAATCTCTTCAACACATCAGCGTCAATAGCGTGTCTCTTTGGCTTTGAAGGTTTTGCTTCCTCAACCTTTTTCTCGCAAGATTCGCGCTTCCACTTAATGCTATTGTAGGAAATACCCTCGCTATCCGTAACGGTATCTTTGACAACGGAGTCAATGTCGTCCATTTGCTCTTGCACAAGTTCGACAACACGCTCACGGCCGAGCGGAGGTCTCATATCGTCACCGTTGATAAACTTGTCAAGGTAATTCCAACGGTCTGCTTCTTGCTCGCCAACGATTTCGTCAGCCGTTTGTCCGTGCCAATTATACGCCAAAATTGAGTTAATCATATCACGGCAAGAGAGTTCGGCGGACAGTTTCTTTTCGTCGTCTGTCCAATCGGCGTACTTCTTTTTCCCCAAAGGCAGTAATTTTCTTGCCTTATCTAATTCTCTGTCTGTCATAATGTGAAGTTCCTATCTTAATCATCCGCCATAAAGTCGGCTTCGTTCAAGTCAACTACGACACGGAAAGTATTGTGTGCAAAATCCCAACCGTCCACATAGGAATCTAACACCTTTTTCGGAAGACGACCGGCAAGCACCTGCCATAATTTTACTTGACGAATAATATCTGTCTTCAAAAAGGAATCGTCGATATAAAAGATAACGATAGTTTCCGCTGGCTGAACGCAACGGCTGAATAATTCGTCTACGGTAATTCTTTTCATTATTTCTTCTTCCTAATATCTTCGGCATTTACCCAGCCATTCACCCAGTTGCCAGTAATATAATAAGGATGTTTGGATTTTCCGAGTTTATATATCTTCTTGACAGAAGCGGCGCACGGCGACGCTTTCTTGGCCTTAGCGTCAGCGGCATTGGCGTTCGTCCACTGTTTTGTGCCGACAAAACGGATAACCTCTCCGACAGACGGCTCATACGGCTCGTCGTCCTTTTGCGCAATCGCCGTCTTGACATCGGCACGGAATTGATTCATCGTCTTGTTGTGCTTCTTAAACCAAGTATCGGGGTCTGTGTGATTGCTCGCAAAACCCGCGATTCTCGCCTCGTTGTGAGAGCATATATTGTCTGCTGTCCATCCGTAGCGAATACAAATATCGGCACAAAGCGCAACGGCTTCCTTGTAGACGGTATCAAACAGAGCGTCATTCCCTTGCTCTAATTCGATTTGGATATGTTGCGTTGGGTCGTAGTTGTAAGAGCCATTCTTTCCACTACCGCAACCCCAACAAGCAAAGTTTTCAGGCAACATTTGGGCTGTCGCAACCGAGCCGTCTTTCAGTTTGCCAATCATATAGTGAACGCCCTTTTTGGACGTCGCCCTATTCCAAGAATTGTTATAAATGTTTTTACCAATCAGATTGATAAGTTCTTGGTACTTGGGGTCGCTCTTTGACGGTTGCACATAGCGCTTTAAGTCTTTGGCTGAATCGCCAGTAGAGTGAAGCACAATTCCAACAGGCGTTGCTTGTGTTGGAACATTCATTTTGTTCTCAACTTCACCGCTCGCCCAAATGTAGTTTCCGCTATCATAGTGAATACATTGAATTAAGTTCATATAAACCTCTTATTAAGAATTTGTCATGGTAAAATCTGCCGTCGTCAAGGTAATGGCTGTCGAAGTATACGTCCCGTAAACGGCACGCATTTTAAGTTGGGTAGACACGCCATATATCACGGCGGCGCCATACAACATAATGGCGCTAATGCCAGCCATAGACGTACATCTGTCTATATGCCACATGGCGTTGCCACCCATGGCATCAAATACGTTACAATAGATATAAACGGGCTGACCGGTAGATGCGGCATTATAGATGCTAAGCACATTTGCTCCGTCTGATAAAGTCATCGTACCGGAAGACGTTGTGGACGCCGTAAATACGATGGCTGGCTACGCTTGAATCGACTGCCAAGTACCGTTGTTCGCGAGAAAATAACTGCTGTTCGAACCAAAGGCGGGCATAGAAGTCATCTTTCCATAAATCGTAGATTCAACGGAAAATGTCGTTCCATTCAGCGTAAGGCCACTACCTGCGCTGTACGTTGCTCCGCCACCACCCATAAAACTTGTGGCGTCAAGTGTGAGCGTCTACAAAGAGCCGCCTGACAAATACTGAAAATTAACAGTCGAGGCACTTAATGGAGAATTGACAATTCTTGCCATCGTTCATTACCTCTTTTCGCTCTTGGCTTTCTTCTGTGCCTTTCTCTGTTCGGAATCAATCGCGCCTTGCGCCCTCTTGGAATCCTTGAACACATTTGGGTCGATGCCGATTTCATAAATGAATTTCGCAATCGGCATTTCGTTGACACGATGAGGAACATAAATCTTATACACATAATTGTAGCCGGGATTTGGTTTTCTCTGCTCGTCAAAACCGCATCTCAGATTGAACATATCGGCCACAAATTCAGCAAGCGCGGCGTCATCCTTTTCAATCAGACTGATATAAATGGTCTGTCCTCCGTCGTCAATATCATAGGACGCTTGCTCGCCGCTATCATAGTTAGAAGCAACAACAATATTGCCTCTGTCGTCATAATACTTGGCGCTCGGTAAATTTTTCAGAATATAGTGATTGAATTCCTTAAACAGGTTGCCTGCAATCATATCGTCAACAGCAGAATAGTTGTCATCACTTTCTTTCAGAGACTCCACAGACTCTCTCGGTTTTACATTACGGAATCCCCAATCTTTGGCAATCTTCGGAATAAACTTCTTTTCGATTTCGTCCTTTTCGGCGAGAATCTTGTCTTTGACTTCCTTGAACAAGTCTTTATCAAGACCGTAGTCTTTTGGATTATCGATGGACAAAATATCTTCGACGGAGAAATCACCGAAGAGAGAAACTTCGTCGGCGTCTTTTGTGTACAAGTCGAGATATGCCTTGCCGCCCTCTCTCCATACATCAACACGGAAGTAATCGAGGTCGTCGTTAAGTTCAGCGTCAAGCGTTTCTTTCAGACTCGCCAAAAGTTCGTTCAGTTCAAGCCAATCGATGTTCTTGATGTTCATCTCGGCACGCTCATCGAGTTTCTTGGATGGACGCTTTTTCTTGCTCTCTAAAATCTTTCTGGCCGTTTCTTTGGCCGCATTTTTACGCTCGTCAAGCAGTTCGCTTTTGACGGATTCGTTGAGCGATTTTCTGCTCCGTTCGAGCTGTTCGGGTCGTTTAATATACTTCATTATCTATAAATCCTCTTATCGAGATTTGGTCTATCTAAATTATACAAGTGGCGGAACAGAGTCCGCTCCATTCCGCCACTCATTTGTATTATTCCTCGCCGTCGTTATCGGCGCTGTCAGATTCCTCATCTTCAAGAGCGGTAGCAAGCACATCGTCTTCGATTTCTTCTTCCTCTTCGTCTTGGAGAGAGGGAATAATACCGATTTCATCCTCGCTTGTATCGTCTTCAACTTGTGCATAATTCGGATTGATTTTGTCGCGTAAAAAGGCATTGTAGACAGCGGATAAGCCAGCGGCTACTGCGCCGAGCAGAATCGACATTCCGACAGACTTGATTGTCTCGAAACCGCCAACTTCAAGGTCGGTTGCAATCGCGTCGGCAATTACCTTGGCGTTGAGAAGCAGGTAGGCAACCGACGCCTGCCACAGCGTCTTTAATGCTCGAATAAGGACATCTTTCGTCTTGCTCATATATCATTATCCTCTCTTATTTAGATTTCCCACAATTCGTCAAAACCAGTCTCTTCGCACCAATCACATTTGGTTTCTTCTTCGTCGACATCATCGACATCGATATAAATATGCTTGGCGTGCTGATTTCCTTCGTGTGCTTCGATTCCCATCAGGCAAGAGCGGCAAACGCGAAGCGGTCTGTCGTCATCGGATTCCTTTAACGACTCAAACTTCCACTCGTTTTTGATAACGCCACCCTCGTATGGTTCGATGTCGTCAATGTCGAAATCAAACTCTTCTTCGTCGTCGTCGATAAGACCATTGTAGTCTTCAAACCATTCAATAGCGGCCTTTTCGTTTGCCTCGAAATCCATATCGTGTTCGGAATCGGGGCCGTACAGTTCGTCATCGCCGAAAACGGTAAAATAGTTATTGTCCTTGTGGTCGAAATAAAGCGTATAGTCTGTCGTGAAACCATCGGAATCATAAACCATTTTGTGACGAATGCGCTCATAACGGTCGTCAGAATCTTCGTCATCAAAATCGTCCTCGTCAACATCTCCGGTAATTTCGGACGTCCAGATATTGTAGCAACCATTATCACGCATTTGCTTGATATAATCGAGCAGAGCCACATGGTCGCCCTCAAATTCTTCGATATACTTTAATTCTTCTCCATCAAGACTGTCGGTGCTGTAATGAATATCATATTTCGATTCGCAAACCTTGGACTCTCTTTGGCTCGTACCGCCGTTGTCCACCCAATCGCGGAACTGCTGAATAGCGTCGTCGTCGGACTCGGCATGAATTCTTCTGACAAAGTACCCGTCGTTCAAAATGGAATATCCGTCGTAAGGATGGTCACCAAGTTTCACGAGTGAAGCAAAATAGTGTCTATCGAGTTCTTCGGATTCCGTCAGCGACTCATTCGCAAGGCCGTACCACCAAAGAAGAATCATATCGTCTGGATATTGCTTGCGTAATTCTTTCTGTTTCTCAATAGCGTCTTTCTTGCTATACATAGGACACTTCTTTGCGATTTCTGGGTCATGAATGTTTGCAAACTCTTCAAATGATTTTCCGTTCCAATACATTCTGCGTAAACCAATCGGCGTTTCTGGTACAAGTTCAATAATCCAACTATTAGGCGAGGCGTTATAATTTGGAGATGCTTCTCCTAACGATTCTGTCTTATATCTCGGAGGCAACAGAATCTTTCCGAGTTTCTTTCTTAACTCTTGGAAACTCTTTTCATCAATTTCCTCTTGGCTCGGAAGCGCCTCTGGATTCACAAGTTCAATCTTTGTGAAGTGATGGAGTTTATGTTTGTTTTCCGGCTGTTGATGATATTTATCATAAGCGATATCGCTAACCATGTGAGCAAGTTCGCTATTGGAATGAGTTTTGAAGTATTCATTCGCGTTGTCTCTCGTCCAACCACGAATAGCCCATTGATATGTCTTATCGCTGAAACGCTTGATTACCTCGTCAACAGTAACAGGAACGACCGTTTCCGTTCCGTCAATAGGTTCGAGTTCGTCGTCAACTTCGTTAATGGTAACTTCAAAATCGGCTTTTCCGTCAACGGATTCCTTGACATCACCGAGAACATCAATCATTCCTTTGGATTCTTCTGTATTGGCTTCTTTCATAGACTTCTTATTTTTCCTCTGAATATCATAGGCAATCGCAAGGGCTTGCTTTTGTGGCTTGCCGGCTTTGATTTCGGTGGCCACATTCTTTTTGAAAGCGTCGTCGGAAGCAGACTGAATCAACTTCTCGTCAATGTCGTCTGATTCGTACAGCGGTGCGGATTCTTTCATATTGTTTTCACTTTCTCTTTCGTTACGATTTTTTATTTGGTCATACGCTTCCGATTCCGTCAATTCTGTTAGCGTATCAAAATCAAACCGACTGTTATAATCCAAAATAATAGCATATTGCGGATTGACTGGCGTATCCATTTTATTCAGATATTGGATATGGTCAAATCCCTTTGACCGGATAAAACGGAAGACGTCATGAAAGTTTTTGGCTCTTAATAGAATTTTTTCATCTTCAGGGACAAGGTTATCTATATGAATCTTATCTGGATGGATAAAGTCGCGTGGGTCGCCGTCTCTCCAAATATCATACGGTTCATTATGGAGTTTGCAAAGCAATAAGTCTGACAGATTGTCACCGTCCCACTTGACAATATCGTCGTCTATCACCAACGGTTTTTGCACATCTGGCGAATAAATCGAGTACACATAACCATCGGCGTGGTTGAGATTTTTCATTGTCTCTCTGGCCGTCTTTTCATCTTCCCAGAAGAATGCACCCTCTTCACCGCGACCAGTCATGCCTTTTGATTTATCAAATGGTTTCTCGGTAGAAAAGAACAGATTGTTTTGTCGGTTTTCGTCCGCCTCGTTGATATTTTCTTTCTCTTCCTCTTCCCAACTATGTAACTTATCCCATCCGATAATGTCACAGAAGTAATAAGAACCCTCTTTGAGATGTTCGTTACCCTTATCAATCCCTATGACATCAGAAACACCAAAGTCGTGTCCGACAAAATTCTGTGGCATATCATTCGTCACAATATCATAGAGACCGTCGATATCGACCTCTTCTTCTACCTCGCCGGTAAAAACTTTCTCATAATAGGATTTCTTCGGATTTTCACCAGTGGCGTCTACGATATAATCATAGGACTGTCGGAAGAATTCTTCATATTGAGGTTTCAAGTAGTAAATACTGATTATCATTTCTTCTCGTCCTCTTTGCGTTCTGTTTTCTTCATATCGGCCATCAATGCGTATACCCAGTTTGTATTCTTCAAAACGGCCGCCACGTGTTTACAAGCAGGACCAAGCGAATCATTCGGATTGGTAATATTCGACGGTCTGTGTTCTCCACCAAGAGAGAAGTTGTTCTTCGTGGCGCTGTAATTAAATCTGTATGCGAAATCTTTGCACGCGCAACTGATTTTGACCTGACCGTTTTTCAGAGAATTTTTCAGAGCCGATACGGTTTTTGGCGCAACCTTTTCAAAAGCCACATGAACTTCATACGGCTTTGTTCCGCCAGTTACCTCAAAGATAATATAAAGTGGGTCTAACAGATATTCTTTAATACGTACAGAGTATTTCTTGCTTCTCTACACACGGATATTATTACCGAATCTTCGGTTAATATCGTATATGGTTGCTTCACATAATCTTTGTCGCATAGCGATACCTTTTTATCTATTCAGTCTATGTAAATTATACAACAAAAAATATGGGTTCGTCAACCCATAAAAGAAAGAAGAGGGACTGCTTATTGAGCAATCCCTTATCTATAATTTAGTCCCACATATCCCAAATATCTTTCGGTATCAGCGGGATGCCGGTGATTGGGTCATGCTTTGGAACAAAAACGCCGTCTTCCGTATAATGACCGTTGGGGTCGAAATCTTCATCAAGATGCTGTGATTTAATACGATGTATATCGAAAGCAGACAAATGTCCGACATAATCGTTCTGCTTAATATCTTTTTTCTGATATTTCTACTCAACAGCATAATTGATGTACGATGGTTTTGTTAGGCCTGCGTCTCGCCAATCGCGTATCTCATACTGATTTTGATGTCGTTTAGATGTAATCATGGCCATTAAGACAACAGTATCATCATAGATTTCTTTAATCACACACGGTCGTCTCTTCGTTCTTGGATTATCCGAGACAATTCTGTCCTATACATAAGACATTGAGACATAATAGATATCATATTTTTGCATATTGTCTCAATTCCACATATCATAGATTTCTTTTGGTAGAATCATCGCTCCGGTTTTGACATCTACCTTCGGCTTATATACACCATCTCTCTCGTAATATCCGGCGTCTTTATTCCACTCTTCGCGACGCATGATGGCATCATCTTCTGTTTCTTCTACGATGTAGTTAAGAGACTCATTTGTGGCCGCTGTCAGTTTACACCTTGTCAGAACGGTCTCTTTTTCGCCCTTATATTCTTTATGTTCTTTCACCGTACCGGTAATAGTATATGTTTTTCCGCTCTCAATCGGCTTATCGTTCACATATGGCATAGAAGATGTCGTCCACAGGATTTTATTACCATTATCGTCCTCAAAAGTATAAATGGTGCTTGTGCCGCCATAGTACCCATAGTTGGTATCGTATGTGTACTCTTTAATGAGTTTGGCCGTCACGGTAATCTTTTCGCCGACATTTCCGAGATAGTCAGATATTTTGACATTCTTGTCTTTTTCTTCTTCGGATTTGTGGCTGTCTGCATACGCTTGTTTCTTCTTCTTGACAACCTCTTCGATATCCATATTCGGCTTATAGATGAGCCAACCATTTTCGTCTTTGTCTGTCACTTCGTCAATCGCGATTTCGACAGTCGGATATTTGTCGGTATCTTTCGGCAGTTTCCAGCCCATCAGATAATCAAACTTTGCGCCGAGAGATTTCAGGTCGTCCTTGATGGAATAGGTATCGCCAAGAACGAGATATGTCTTGCCGTCATCGTTGAATCCGTGAGATTTCATAAAGTAGGCATTCTTCTCGTCGGCTTGCGCTATCAGTTTTGCCTTTTCTTTGGCTCTCTGCTTCTCAATGCGCTCGTCAGACGGTTCTGTCCACTCGTGAGGATAACGGCCAGTGGCGTTACATTTCCAACACCGTGCACCGTCTATATGCTCATAGCCGTGAAGGTAGCCAGTCCCGCCACATTTCGGACACGCTTCGCTATGCCATCTCGTCGAGCCATCCTTATAGGTCTTGACAAGAACAGGTTCTCTATTGACTTTATAAACGTCGCCGATTGGCATATCTGTTATCCTCTTCTTTCTTCTCTGATACTTCTATTATAGCACAATCGAACCGAAAAGTCAACCCATATATTATGGATTGTTCTCGTCGTCTTCAGCAGGAGTGGTGTTCTCTTTAATCTGTTCCAGCAACTCCAAAATCTTATTAAGGGCTTCTTCCCAGTTTGTTAAATCAACGGCCATAGTAATAACCTCGTAAATCAAAAATATATTTTTATAAAATTATACAAGATTATTCTGATTTTGTCTGCTCATTCTTAACATACTCCACGGCTTGCCACAATCCAGTCTTAATATCCTCAAAGACGGTCGTAATCTCACTTGCCTTAATGACAAACTCTCTCGGCTCATAGTTGGTATGCATGGTTTCGTTCATGGTAGCGCACATTGAAACAGCATCGTTATAAGAAGCGTATAGTAACAAATCATAGTGTTCGCTTGTAATTTCCGAAGACTTGACAGGCACATATCGTGCGTTTTGTTCGTCTTTCAGTAATACGAAACCTTGCGTTTTGTCGTAACAGATAAATTTATGCACTTCAAAACAGAGCGGCATATCCGCAAGAAAAGCATTATTCTGGTACTTCGGATTCTTACACGCCGTAAACAAACAATAGCCGTCCTCTGTTTTGTTGTTACAAGGATAGGGACAATTCCCAAACATAATAATACCCCTTTCACCGTATCGGTGAAACTATTATATCAAATGAAACTAATAATGTCAACCCATATCAAAAAAGGAGTCGTTATTGGCGACCCCATTTTTGATAGATGTCTGTTATGGATTAAGCAAAAGTAACAGTAGCGCTTGTGGAAGTGACTTTAATAAGAACTCCGCCGCCGTCGGCGACTTCAGCCACACATCCAACAGCCGAAGTAACACTCGTAGCAGCGCTTGGCAATTCGCCAATGACAATACCACCAACAATGGTGTTAAGACTAAGCACATTACTCGTGCCATCTGGTTGGTCGACATCCACGCCGATGCCGCTTTCGCTGGCAACAGAACCAATTTCTGGATACAAAACAATACCAGAAACAGAAGAGGCAAATGTAGCCGTTAAAGACGCTTCTGTTAATTCAGCACCCAGTAACAGTTGCTTTGGGTCTTTCAGAATAATATCAGCCATTTTAGAAATAACTCCTTAAAAATTTTATAGTTTAATAAATTTGTATTTATTTTTTCTTAATTTGATTATGAATCTGCTACAACAGTAATGGTTATCTGGTCACCCGCATATAAACGTCTGTTTTCACGACCTCACAAGCCATTGGTTTGTTATTTATTCAATCGTTACCCATTCCAATGCACTTCTATCATCTTTCAGCCGGAGATATTTTCCACCATCATTCGGACCAATCGTCGGAACAATCGGAGATAGTCTCGATGTTTCCATCGAAAATTGTGTCGATTCCGAAGTTGACTTAAACGTGTAAATTACATTTTGATATACGCTTGAAGTTGTATTGTAATTTATACCGACAAAGTCAACTTTATAGGTAGTTCCGCTTTGGTTTGTTCTTCCACAACTCAAAAAACTACCAGAACCCATAACGAGATAAACATTCGGAACTTTATCATAAGGGAAGTTACTCGGCGTGACAGGTTTATCGTCTTGAAATAAAAGTTTATTGAATCCGGAATTCAGTTTCAAAACAACTGCGCCGCCTTCATCACCACCATTATTGACAATAATCTTATTCGGGTCTTTTAAGATAAAGTCAGCCATTTTAGAAATAACTCCTTAAGGAATAATTTGATTTTTCACTCTAAATTATACAACAAATCTTTTCCATCATATTTTGCTAATCTTTCACACGCCTTTTCATAGCGTTCTCCGCAAAAAACGGACTCACAAGCAGACAACAATCTTGTCTCAATATATTCCTTTGCCATCTGTCTCGTCTGACGAAATTCATCTTTAATCGGAATCATTGTACCACTTCTGATTTCCGTAGCACACCAACCATATGTTGAACGCTTATCAAATCCAACAGACACAGAACGACCGTTCATAAGAAAAATTGTATCTGTATATCCATCTACCTCTTTGAATGTACCGTCATCGCAAGCAATAGTAAACGTCGATTTTTTCATCATGTTATCCTCGTTTATAAATATAGGTTGATTGGCCTGCGTCAATGATTTCGACAAAACCAAATTGTCTCATTAACTCATCGTTATTTGTTCCTTTACCAAATCTCCCATAAACATCACCGAACAGTTGGTCGAAACCTCTTGCTCGTAACAGATTGTCCGTGATATGAACTTTAGTGCGGACATTATACCAGTGTTTCCCATAAGAAAATCGCTCTCTGATAAATCCGAGATTGATATAGGTATTGCCGCTAAACTTGCTGTTGTCACAATAACTGATAACAGACGACGGTTTATAATTTTCGATAAAATAATGGAATAGTTTTGAAGACCCACCAGTAACGCTGTATTTGGCGCAGAAACGAAGTAATTCATACTGATAGTTGTGATTATACCTCGGCTTACCAAACGTCATTACGGCAACTAATTCACCGTTGTGGCGCAATCCAAACCGCAGTTCTGATTTCACATAACCTTGCAGATGATAGGTGTTGATAAAATCTTCCGCCTCTTGTTCTGATATTTCCTCAACAACGCATAGACGGGCATATATCTTATCTCTTGATTTCAGCAAGTCAATAATTTTGTCAACATCATCCCAATCCCATATATGAATACAGCGATACCCATTATCGATGGCATTTTGTGTTTTCTCTGAATGATAATGCTTATCTGTATTTGCCTTATTGTTTTCAAATGGAGACCACGTGATATTGTGCGTAACAGACGGATTGATTTCGACAACAGTTTTTCCTATCAGAAAATCATAGGCGTATTTGCCGATACGAAATTCTCTCTGGTAAGGAATGTTGTTTTCTTCCAACTTTCTCATAAAGTCGAGATTTGGCCTTGTATTAGCAATATGAGAAGCAGACATCATGCCAGAAAACTGTTTGGCAATTTTCTCGTCCTTTTCCTCTTTCGACAGCGACGCCCAATATTCTTTCATTGATTCGCTACGCATTTGGTTCTGTTTCGCATTTTCTTCATCCGTAAGAGAAGAACGATAGGCACTATTTTGTAACGCCTTGATAGATTGATACTGCGCCGTCTTATGAGATTCGCTCATCTTGCGAGACCACGCCGATTTTTCTTCGTCAGACTTCTGCTCCCAATTTCGGCGTTGTGTATCAGATGACTTCTTTCCGCCAGACACATAACTCTCATGCGTTCTTGTCACGACCGTTTTGGCCACTTGACCCATAGAACGTTTGCTGATTCCGTAAGATTGGATAATACTCATAAACTTTCGAGCGGTTATGCCGAAATGCTTGGCGCTATCTTTATAATTGTGATTTTCGGCTATATAAAATTGTTCAATGGATTCTTTGGTAATTTCCATAAGACCCTCGTTGGTTGTTCTTATGATAATTATACAACAAAATTTCGTGTTTGTCTACCCATAGAAAAAGGGGCGTGCTTACGCACGCCCCTAAGGGAGTTAATCTATGATAGGATAGATTATTCACCGTCGTCAACGGTGATTGTGACGGGTTCGCGCTCAGGAATGACGTTAATCTTAACGACAAGATTGGGGTTGATGACTACGCAGTCATACAGCGTAGAGAAGCCCTGCGAGTTACCACCGTCAGCAAATTCCACAAGCTGAGTAGGAGCAACAGCCATGTAGATGCCGAGCAGAACGGCAGAAGCGTCAGCGGTGTTCACGCCGACATACATCGCTTCGTCGCGGATAATCGGCGTAACGATGATTTTGTGGCCATTGAGTTCGCCAGCGACATAAGGACCAAAGCCAAAGCGGTTGGCGTTGAGCGCCTTGAAGCCATTCATCATCGAGAAGAAACGCATACCCTTAGGTCCGCAAAGGAGATAAGTGCCGCTGTACTTCTCGGTGGCGTTATACATAGCGGCGTCGGCATCGGCAAGAGCAACAGCAAGAGTCTCGTAATGGTCTCTCTTGGTCACGCCGAGGTCGGCAACCGAGTACCAACTGACGGTGTTGGCAGTATTGGCATTACCACAAGCGATAACTTTCTCAACAACCTCATTATCGATTTCCTTCTGAATCTCAAAGGCGGCACGCTCACGGAGTTCAGCACCGAGGTCACGGCCGTAATCCTTCTGGGCTTCAAAGGCGGCAAGTTGCGAGAAGTAGATGGCGATTCTACGAGGTTTAGCATTGAGCTGGATACCCTCGTCTGTCACGCCGATAAGAGGAATGTCATTCTGCACATATCTTGCGAATGGTTCGTGTCCAACCATTCTCTTTATATCACTATAAAGGTGAGACCATATCATAACATACATTTGTTTTATCCTTGTGTATGTTCTCCGCACTTCCACCACACTGTGGTGTACTCTACTCGTTTATTCTCAACCGTGTTTCTCGGTTGATATACTTTCGATGGTCGTTGAACCTTCCCATTTTTTAATGGGCTTGGTTGCTGATTGTCTTATATGCCATTCCATAACATATAAGAGTTTCCAGCAGTTCACGGAGTGTTTCAGTTGAATCAGAGTTGATATACTGCTTGAAAGTTCAGATTGTTTCGTTTTGCAATTTCACTCTTGCGCACGTCTAATTCAGTCCATACATAAATCGCCGTTCGATAAAATTTGCTTTTATCGATTCTTTCTTTCCACATTTGGACTTTGTTCTAATCCTCTGCGGAATTGCTGTCGTATGGATGTTTTCCGTGCGTCCAATGAAAATTGCATTCAATGAACATATCTTTTGATTTGATGTAGAAATCGCAATTAAATGGGTATCTTTCGTCGCGGTACTGTCTAAATACATCGTCGCGACCATATTGTTCAATCAGACGGTTGTAATAAATTTCTTCTGGTGTAGACTTACAGAAACTGTTGTTTTTTCTCTTTGTATTAATCTCTGAGGCTTTCTTATGTTCGGAAGATGATGTAATGGAAAGTTTCCTTCTTGTTTCTTCCGAAACATCGACATTCCCTCTTCGCCATCCGCTCGGAATATTATCAAGCGTTCTGACGTGTCTCATTTCACTACCATTCGTGATGTTGTATCGTCCTTTTGTCGAATGTGAAAGTTTTGATTTCATTTTATCCGACTTGCCGACGCGCCATCCGTATGGTATTGATTCGCCGCTTTTAATATGTCGTTCGTTCACACCATCTGTTATATTGATTTCTCCGATGTGTGATTTTGACATATTCCGTTTTGCCGTTTCTGTGGCTTTTAATCGACCCTTTTTCCAACCGTCCGGAATGGTATCAGTCTTTTCGATTGTCTTTTGGTCGACACCATTTGTTATCCATATACGACCGCTTGTTGTCGGTAAACCACCCAACTTCCAACCGTCAGGAATATGTGTGGTATCATATATGAACTTTATATTTGACCCATTATTTATTACGTATCGTTTCTACTTCATTCAAATTTACTTAAGCCGCAATCCTCTGTTCAAAACTGCCCCAAGAATGTTTAGGGACGAATTCGTTGTTGTACTGATATTCGAGGTCGACTGTAATGGACGAGCCAGTCTTAATAGAACCGAAAACGGTAGTGGCGCCAGTGTCTGCATACATCGAATCACGGAACGAACCGTACTTGATTTCGGACGAAGAATCCTTAGTACCATCGGTAGGAGCAACCTCAACACCGGTAGCGGTGGTGATGATGTGGCGAACGCCATTAACCTTTTCGACGTGGTATGTGGCCTTGGCAAACGAATAGAGGAATCCATCGCCGCCATCAACATAGAATGTGTCGCTCTTCTCGGCAAAGATAGAACCCTTGACGATAGGAGACCAACGGAGAGTGGTAGCAGTAGAAGAGAGGGCGACAGAACCCATCTCGACAACAGACGAGGTGTACTCGCTCTGCGGACGGCCGTTCTTCAGCGTACCGAAGAGGACGTCTTTGTCGGCAGGGAAGGCGCTGGTGGTGTTCATGGTCTGCGGGTCAGCAAATGTACCATCGCTCAGACGGACGCCCTTACGGCTGTTGGCAGTATACTTACGATACAGAATCCAACCAGTCTTGTGCGGGAGGTCAACGACCATAGCAAGTTCAGGAGCGACGAGGTTCGGGAGAGACGCCTCGGTGATATCAAGAACGAATTTCTTGAAAGCAATTGTGTTACGAACAAACCGTTTCCGTTTGTTCTCACTATGTCACCATAGTGTTCAGACTATCTCTTCATCTTGATTTCTATTACCGTTATCAAGATGCCCTGCACTTCCACTCAACTTTGAGTGTACTCTACTTGCTTCTCATATAGATATTTCTTCTATATTTATGCTTTCGATAGTCGTTACGCCTTATGGTTTTTACACCATCTTGGCTCGGTATTGTCTTGTGTGCAATTCGTAAACACACAAGAGTTTCACCGAATTCACAGGGTTTTCTCTTTGAAATTATCAAAGATTTATTTAAGCGTTACCGCTTAAACGGCCATTTTTAATTTAGCCGATGTCTGTGGTTTGAACGCCGACAGAATTGTCAAGCGCTTCGTTCATTTGACGAGCTTTGAAGTTGAGGAAAGCGGCGGTATTCTCAAGAATAGCGGCAGTCATCATCTTCTTGGACTCGGTGAGTTGACGACCAGTTCTCGACTTGTACTCGTTGTTAGCACGAGTAAGACGATTCTGGTACTTTTCGAGTAAAGAAGCCATTATGTTTACCTTTCGTAATGTTTGAATTGTTCGACCTCGTCGATTCCTATATCGTCGCTATTGCGATAACGACGCTCCGTCATGTTATCGGCAGGTCTGATGTAATTGATTTTCTTGACGGAATTATTGGTAAAGGGAAGTCTGTTTTCAACAACCCTTCTTCGAGCAAGCGACTCTGCAAGTTTCTTTACCTCGGATGGTGTGCCGTTTTTTGCGGTATCAGCCACCAAGTCATAATCGACGTCATAAGCGTCACAAACAGAATGCGCATACGCCTCGGAAAGTTTGTCAAGTTTCGTTTTCAGCATTTCGTTTTCATTGATGAGCGACTTGTTTTCGTTGCTCACCGTTTCTAACTTAGTGCTGTACTCATCTTGCGCAGACTTTTTGGTTTCGGAAAGTTTGTTTTCAAACAGTTTCCTTTGCTTTTGCAGTTCGTCTTGTAATCTCTTGATAGTATTGGTGGATTCGGATAACTTGCGAGCCGTATTTACGCGCTCTTTGTCGTGATGTTCCTTTAATCTCTCTAACTGACGAATACTTGCCGACTGTACGTTGACAGTTTTAGTAAGTTTCGTGTTAGATTGCTGACTATCTTTCAGAGATTCCGAGAGTTGATTTACGTTCTCTTCAAGTTTATTACTCCTTGCTCGTAAACCGACCACCACTTTCGTGGATTCGACGAGTTCTTGAATCTTGGACTTGCAACGGTTTAATTCCGTCGTTAGTTGCTGTTCCTTGGCATAGCCAACTGACAAAGCAGATTGCAATTCATCGTTTGCCTTTACAAGTTCGTTTCTTTCTTTCAGAGATTCTTGCAGGTCTTTGATTAACGGGTCTCCGACATCATCGGCTTTCTCGCCTGTCTCAATCCCTACATCTATGGCATCATCAGATACACCGTTATCGACATTACTGTCGGCAACTTCCGCTTCCACATCTTCCGCATTGGTTTCCATCTGTTCACGTGCGTCATCCATTACTTCTGCGGTAATGGTGATTTCGGGATAGGCATCTGTCAATTCGTTAAACTTGTCAGAACCGGCAATAATCGGCTTTTCAAGTTGCGATACCGTAATATCCCCATTGTCAGATGTTTCTACCTCGACGGGTATGGAAACTTCCCTTGCTTCGTCGGTGTTTTCTGACGTTAGCGTAATATTTAACTGCGCCAGTTTTTCCATAATGACTTTCTTGTCATCATCACTGGACTGTTCTACAATTTTGTTTAACGATTCTGTTAAGGATGGTTTGTGAAGCGATTCTGTTACGAGACTTAACCGCGCATCCTTAACGGCAGGCATAGCCACCAAATCCCAACATTGAAGTTGATAGGTGTCTTCTACCACTTGACCTCTGTAATCGACATCGCCGTTACCACGACTGGAAATGCCGAGTTTATATCCATAACGAGCAAGCGTGTTAGCAATCTTACCCATTGGAGTATCAATAACGTGTACCTTTGCGATGAGTTTGCCGTCGTCCGTTTCTTTCGGTAATTCAGGCATAATGGCCGCCACACAAGACAAATCCGTTTCGTCTCTATCTTCCGGGTGGTTCAACTCCATCATAATACCACCGTTGGCAATCTGCTCTTGGATGGTATCAGATTTCAGCGCCTTTTCCCATAACTGCTTGGAATAAAATCTTCCATTACGAGTTGGATTTTTGAAATCCGCAATAACTCCCTCTAATGTACAAAGCACCGGCGAACCGTTAATGTTTATCGGCGTGTCTTTGGAGATATTAAGCGTATCGCTTGTTAATCCAATTTTTTCCATTACATTTATCCTTACGATTTTCCGTTGCCAACAGCATCGGAATTATCAATACACAAAATTATACAAGAATTGTTCCGTGAATCGTTGTCTTATACCTAAATTATACAATCAAAGATTTTCGAGAAATTTCACATCGTCCCTGATGTCTCTGATTAACTTAACTGCATAGGTAAGGTCTCTGTTTTCGACATAATTCTGAATGACACGAATAATCTCATTCAGACGAGACTGTCTAAGGAAAATGTCCCTATGTTGTGACTGCTCGGCAAATAAAAGAATCTGCGTAATCAGTGCGGAGAGTGTTGTCAAGACCTTTTTTGGTTCTTCAACCTCTTTAACGATGTTGATATAAATCTTTGAATGTTTTTGATTGTAACTCTTTCGACAATAATCGTAAAAGTTGAAAATTTCTAATGCACCGTTTTGCTTACATTGTTTCAGAACAGATTCTGGATTTTCATAAACCTGTCTGATAAGTTCCGCATTATCGGCTACGATAGTAAGTAAATCTTGTCTTGTAATAATCATAATAGTCCTTTTTGTTCCTTAAATTTACGGCTCTATTTCTTCTATTTCCGGAGATTCGGCATTAAGGCCTCCGCGAGGCCTTTCTTCTTCTTGTTCCTCTCGTTGCTCTTCTTCTGCTATTTCCTCTTTTTGTTCAGCGGTTTCAGACTGCTCTTCCAGTTCGGACTGAATAGCGGTAAGCACATCGGCGTCGTCGATAACCGTCGACAGCAGATAACGGAGAATGGTAAGTCTTGCACTACCCTCGGCAACACCTTCCAACGAATCCATAATACGGAGAACAAGGTCGATTTGTTCTTTTCTATGGGTTTGGTTGACGGTGTCTTCTTGCGTAATGGGGAAATGCATTTTAATCAAGAATTTGTCGATATAGTTCGTAAGCCCTCTATCGTACAGACGGAGGTTTATCATATCGGTAATTGTGTCAATCAGAACAGACTGGATTCTGCGCACGGCCTTTCCGAACCGTAGACTCTGCTGTGCTAACGAGCCACCTGCGTCAAAACCAGCGCTATCACCTGTTGTTTCTCCGAACATTTGCTTTGGTAACCGCAAACTGCCGAATAACTTATCGCGATAATAATTGATGTCGTCGAGGTTTTCCGATTCGCCAGTCGTACCACCAATGTCTTGGAATCCAACGGCGCCTGCGCCATTTTTGGTCGGCATAACGGCGTAGTTGACTGTTGGACTGTCAGACAAATACAGATTCGACATCGTTTTTGTGCTGATAGACATCTTCGTCTGCAACATATTAGCGACTGCAGAAACAATCGAATTGGCATCCTCTTCTGACGGAACATTACCAACCTCAACAGTCAGCAACCGTAAAATGGCGTTCTTGTTGATACGATTTAACAGCATAGAGTTTTCAAGCAACTGCATTTGTCTCCATAATGGATAGACATTATAGAACAGCGATTGTCCTCTATTGACAGTATAAATATCTCCGCCTTCTGTTTCATCGTCAAAAATTTGGAGCGTTTCCGCCACGCGAGACGATGACTGATTCAGACAACCATGTACAAACTCTGTCGGTTGAAACAGTTTCACATCACCGGTATCCCTTGTGCGTTGAAGCATATAGGCAAGGCGTGTTTTGTCTCTTTGGTTGACATTCAGAGAAGCAATCGGACATTGAATATAGGCGTATGTTTTGCCGAATTTTTTTAACTCAAACATTTCGGCAGGATTCAAAATCTGCTCGCAGTAGTCAACATAGGGGTCAACATTCTTATTATAATAATTGACTTCCAATGTTTCGTCTAATTTTCTATTCCGCATATAATCCGGCTCAACGTCCGAACGACGGTACATACGAATATAAACATCGCCATATTTAATCAGAGAGTACGCCCACGAATAGATATACTTGTCGATATCCATAGCATCGAGGAAATGCGTTACCATTTTGGCAACATCGGTATCCATCGAATCGACATAGACGATACGGCCGTCGTTACCGATACAAGTTGCTTCCTCGGCATACGCTTCGAGTGCGGACGCCATACGGCTGTCACTACACATATCGTCAATCTGATTATAAGCCATATCTCTATCCATCGAGATGGTAGATAACTGACTTAAACCTGTGGCTTCTTCTCCTTCGGCGACCTTTTTCACAACCTCGTCATTCGTATCAACACCAATGTTCTTCGGCTGTACTGGCACCGTAATAATACGTTTATCAAAAATATCTTCCATTTATTTTACCAAACCAAAATACCGTTATTTATCTGTCTTTGCCTTTTCAATCTGCGCTCTACTTCTGGGCTGAACATAGATTGAGGTTCGCGATATTGCTAACTGAATTGCTGTCGCAACGCCGCTTCAAATTCTTTTTGAATATCCGAATGTTGTTCTTCGATGGAAGAACGGTTTACTTGCGGAATTTGTTCAATCAAATTCTCACCATACTCTAACGCATACTCTTCTGCGTGTTGAGAAGCGTGATATGTTGCACCGCAGATAGCATCGCATAAATCCTTCGAATTGATGCCAGATGGGCTATGGTCGACACGACCATTTGCGTCAATTTCAAGACCAACCATCTCTTCCGTCATCAACCGAATGTCAATGAGAGCAAGTCTTTTTTCATAAATGGCATTCTTCATCGTAAGATACGGCAAACAAGTACGGCTTTGCGAATCAACCCTATCGACAGAAATCATCTTATAGTTAAATCCGCCCTGCTGTAATGATTGGCCAGTTTCCACACTTTGGAATGAGTCTGTTGAAATTCCTCTGATATTAAAACCCTATTGCTTTAACCAGTAGATAAACTCTCTGTTTTTGGCAAATGAGATTTGATATCCTTTCGGTGCTTTCACGGAGACGCCAAACGCCAATTGATAGTACAGGTCATTAGAAGGAACGCCATTTCTTGTAGGCCGCTTACCTCTTATCCACACACCGGCAATACCCGTCTTGTCACCAGACACAGACATATCGAGGTGTATGAACAGCGGTTTGCTTTTCATAGCAGGGTCAATTTTTGAAATATCAAACCATTCGTAATACTGATTGTCTGTATTCAAACCGCACTCAATAACATCTGAACTGAATGGGTTTTGTAATGCGTAGTTCTTTGCCTCTTGTATTCTTGCGCCAAGCAGATAACGGTTTGTTCCGCTTGTCGCTATGCCTGCAATTTCTTGTAACGCCTTTGGAAGGTTATCTTCAAAGGACTCTCGATAACCTGACGGCACTTCTAATATGCTGAACCCTCTATCTAAATACGACTTTGTATCAACAACATTGTCAGGGATAATTTCGGATTCAAGAAATTTATTACCAACGGCAACACGGAACTTAATAGGACTGTCCTTATCGTCACGGATTACCCACTACGGCTCATCTACAATAAGAGTTGTCTTACTACCCTTGCCGCGCTTATCTTCAATGTAGCGCTCAATAAACGCCTGCTAATCTGTCTTAGAAGAAGCAAGGCATAAGAGCGTGGGATTTTTGTTCCCTTTCATAAAACGCGATTCCATTCTTCGCGCAAGTGCAGAAACAATTTTGCGTGCCTTTTCTCGCTGTTGCTCCAAGTCTTTGTTCTGTTGGAAATCTAACTCATCAACCATTCCCCAGAACACGGCACGGCCAAGTACGTGTGTATCTCTCGAACCATAAATCAGTTCGATTCCTTTTGGGGGATTCCATACCAAGTTGGTAGTTCCGGTAATAGTACCTCTTTTCATAAACCATGGAGACGACTGTACTAACTGTTGGAATTTGCTCCAAGCCACGCCCTCTGCGGCCTCTATGGTAATATTCATAAAGGCAAATGTGATAATATCTATCGGCTGTAATCCATAGAAAGTATATGGATTTTTTAAGCACATTAAACGATAGAGAATATAGATACCGCAGATAACCTATACAAACGACTTCCCAAGACCAATGCCTCCCGTGGCAACAAATGTATTATATGCGGTATCAACATTGGTTGGAAAAATTTGATTTAATGTTTTGACCCAATATGGGAACACCGTGAATCTTCCGTTTTCATCAATAAGACCCTTGCCGAGATATTCTTCATCTCGCATAAAGGTATTGATGTCAACTGGAATCTCATCATAATCGGCATACTTGATTTCATTGAATTGTTCAGAATTACCATTCTTCTGATACTCAGCCAAAATGGCAAGAACCTATTTTTTCTCTTCTTCTGACAACCCTGCTAAAATTTGCTATGCTCTGTTATCCATTTCGATTAGTCCTTGACTACTTCGTCGTACAACTTACTTTTCGTCATCTACGACTGGTAAATGGTCGATTTGAAGCCAATGCTTGCGCCTTTCTCCATTACCGCCGAGTTTGTCGTAGATTTCAAAAATTTGTTTAATGTTTTGATACTCCGATAAAGGAATGGAATCCTTTCCCTTATACTTAAAATAAACTCTGTCGATTTCGCTACCGAGCAACTGCATAGTGCCTTCTTTCAATTCTTCGTTGCCCCTAATGATTTCGTCGAGTTTTTCCACTTGTTCGGAAGCGCGTTGCAGATACTCACGTTTATCTTCTTCGAGTTGTTTCATGGTATCTTCAAAGTGCTTCTCGATGGCCTTTTCCTGCTCGGCTAAATCTTCGCGCCTTGCTTTTCCCTTTCCGTAAGCGTTAATAACAGCCACAAGCACGGCGGCGATTGCTGTAACGATAGCGACCCAAATTGTTGCATCCATCTGTTTCTGTTTTTGTCCTCTTGTTCTGATATATGTAGAATGTCCGCTCATACAGTGGATTCTTTCAATTCATACTAAATTATACAACAAAAACAGCCACCATTTTGGTGGCTGTTTTCTATTTCGCTTATCAACCAATCGACACAATGTTGTCGATTGCGATATTCATAACGGAGAGGTCGGTGGTCGGTTTGTTCCAATAGGAATCAATCACGTAGTCTTTGTCAAACGGAATCTCGTTACCGTTGACATCGTATGCTTTGTAGGAAACCTTTGCCTTGTGGCCGTTGCAGAAGCCGAGGCGAACGGCATACTTATTGGTGTTGTTATTGAACAGAATCTTGTTCGGAATAACCCACTCGTTGTTGTTCTCTCTCTTGGGAGCAGGTACATAGTCCGCAGAAGATTTCTTGCGGATAACCGAGCCGATATTGTCATAAGCAACACCTGTGCGCACCACATTGTCGCTATACTTGACAACGGTGATACCAAGTTTCTTGAATGACGCCTTAACGGCAGGATGGCTCTTGTACTTGACGGAGAACCAAGTACCATTCTTCTTTCCGCTAATCTGATTGATAACATCGACAAGTTTCATGGACAAACCCTCTCTTTCTTTTCTGATACTATTATATCATAGATATAACAAAAAGTCAACCCACGAATCCCAAAACGCGAGTTGACTTTGTTAATGGCGTGGTTTTTGATGGAATGGGAAGTAGTTGAATAAAAGAAAGGAGGAGGTGAGAAATGAAAGGAGAGATGAAATGAAGTCGCAACACAACAGAACCACGCGAAACTGTGTGTCGCTATTTGGTTGAGATGGCAGGGATTGAACCTGCTATTATGTGTACCAACACACATCTCAATATAATTGCGCCCTATACGGTAAAGCGATAACCGTTTTATTCTGACCTATCGGTCGTCTCGTGCAGTCTCTCTGTATCATCGTCATAGAGGATATCTTCGAGTTTCTGCGCCTCTTTTTCTGTTTTGACATATATAACGCAACAGATAAGCGCAGGCACAAGGCAAACCGCAGATACGGCGATGTTCCATTCGCAAATTAACGCAGACGCAAGGATACACGCAAACGCAATCATCGCCATCAGCGACATACGACTATTGAGCGTTGCGATTCTATGACGGATTGACCTTCTCTGTTTTGCAGTAAGCATATTTCAAACCTCTCTTTCATTCGGTATTATCATTATACCACAATGGAGCGGACTTGTCAACCCACGGAATTTCTTTTTGTGCGATGAACAGTTATGCGAACCGAGGATAGGTGTGCCAAAACAATATCTTTTCGTCTTTAGTATATCAGTTGTTTATGCTTAACTGGCATACGCTGTGGCCATCAGCAGATATACATCAACTTTTAGCGCTTCCTTATTGTTTTGGCTCTATTGCTTTCTGTGAGACTCGAACTCACAACTGGCGCCGCAACCGCAGGCCCTTCTCCCGTTGAATTAAGAAAGCATGATATTTGGGCGATTAACCTTATCGCGAGGACACATATGCCATTTTTTGAGACAACGCGAGTGGCTTTCATTTGCTCACAATCTCGCTCTGGTGCTTCCGGTGGGAATCGAACCCACACGACCTTTCGGTCAACGGATTTTCTTACCACACTATGTTGCCATAGCCACCAAGACGTTCTTGTCTCATCATGTACTCGTCACTACATCGCACCTCGGCGAAGGTAAGATTCTCACTTACGTTTTCTTAGCGTTGTGGTCTGGACTATGTCTTTACCATATCTTTTGACTTAGGTAGTTGGTGTATCGTCTCTACACATTTATGAATAATTGGCTGTTTCTCAAATCCCATTTAACTACAGCGTTTCACTAACCCGCACCATATCAAAGGTTACGTTAGGCGGTCTGTCGTAGCACCTAATTATTCAATTTAGCACGGCGTTGTCCTATCCTTTCGCCGTTTTAGCCAACATTCATTCATAATGTTTCCATTATGACGCTCTCTTTTATTGTCTGATAGGAAGAAAGTCCGTTGCGTCTGCCTATTCCGCCACGGAAGCAGATTTATTATGCAAGAAGCCCCCACATTACCTGATTGATTTGTTCTTTTGTCAACGTTGTCTTCTCAGAGAAGTTTTTGGAAAACTGCGTCTTAAAATAATCGTAGACTCGCGCCAACTTTTGTGCATTTTCTTCCGTTGGTACACGGATTGGATACTCTGGATTACGCCGATTATGACGGTAAAAACTCATCATGTCACGAGCGGCATCTTCTACATCATCATTAAATGACTCTATGAAAAGTGTAATGTAATCGTTTTCCGTTAGTTTACCACGAGGCGTTTTTGTCTTGATTGTCGCAATATCATAAATATCCGGCGTTATTTCTGTATTTATCCAATGCGATACCGTGTCAGTCATGTCTTGATACAGAATACATTTGATTAAATGTTCCTTAATCTCGGGAAGAACATCCCTTACATACTCAATAGCATTGTCTCGGCTATACGCCATTTCCGTAAGATACATATGATACCTCGTATAAAACAATTTGTTTTTACAAAGCCCCATTAGTGGCAATACATTAAAACCTTAAAACCCAACGCTTTGTAAAATGCTTTATCAAATAATAAACACGCTTATTAAGTACAAAGCCCCTAAATAATTTCTATGGCGGGGGCGGTCTGAATCGAACAGACATTATGGCGGTTAGAGCGCCAAGTCTTGCCATTAAACGACACCCCAGTATTGCTCGTCTTTCCGAGCCGCCACCCATTTCTTGCAGTTATGGATACTGCCCCTCGGCTGACAGTCTGCGTTGTTAAAACTCAGGGTCGAACATACGCACAAGGATTCATTAAGGGCGAACCCTACCAAATGTGCATACAATCCGCTTTGGTCTTTCGACCAACACCAGATGGTGCTATGCGATAACTTTGCACTAAGTTTACACCAGATGGTGCTTCGATGGCAGACGGTGTAGGACTCGAACCTACGCAAAGGATATTACATCTGACGGGGTCAAAGCCCGCTCCCTTAACCACTTGGGTAACCGTCTATATATTTGGTGTGTTATTTCTATTGTTGTGTTACTTAATCGTCATATCCTTAACGGATATGTCAAGATAGATATAGTGGTATCCTTCTGCCTGCTTAAAAGCGTTAGAACTCAACGAGGCAAGATGTCCAAGTTTGATACAATACCGTGTATTCGGCGACCAGTCTCCATTGTAGGCAATCACCTCAAGGTGGTCTACCGCGCCATTCACAATATTATTCGCAAGATTGTACGCTTCCGAATAGGTATGAAGTTCAGGGAAATCAATAAACTGCAACCCAAGTTCTCCACAACCTGACTGAACATCGCCGAAGTTCTTGATTGGAAGATGAACGCTTACCAAACTTTTATTTAACACACCAACGTCGTCATCGGTGTCGATATGTAAAGAAAAGTTAGAAAGCAACTGTGGTTTATAAATACAACCCTCTTTTAATTGATATTTTTTGTCGTGCTTACTCATTTTGTGTTTTCTTTTCTTTGATTTTATTTTTGTAGAATAACACACCAAGATGGTCGAAAATGTCCGATTTGAACGGCTCTTCCACATCCCAAATGTGGCGTGCTACCATTACACTACATTCTCGATAATATCTCCGCACGAATGCCGTTATTCCACATCAGCACACGACTATTAGTATGTCCGGACTCACGGTGCATTATAGTGGTTTCTGCGATATTGTTGTACAACAATATTTGCTCGCCATTTGCTAACTTGCGGAGATAATGTTGTTCGTGAGATTTAGGAAGAAAAAATAAATGGTATCTCACATTGACGGATTTATGCCTTAGCCGTCACCCTTATCCACGATGTAATCCTTCATCTGATAAGTCTTGTTCTCTTAGTGGATTATTCAAACAAGCAGTTGGAGCCCCGTGTCCGACTCGGACGGACAACCACGGGATTACAAATCTCGTGCGCTACCTTTGCGCCAACGGGGCGTCTCTATTGGCGGTTGTGAACAGTGTGACTTTTTGCTAAGGTTGGACTCGAACCAACTAATGTCACCGTCTAACTCAACCTTTGACTTATTGACTTCTGAATAAGCACCAATGTGTTTATGCAAAAACTTTTAACATTGAGTTATAAACATCGTCGCTCATGAGAAGTAATTTGATAAACTTGTTATAAGCGTTTTGCATATCGTCGTTATTATTGAACATATATTCGAGAGACCCACCAGCAAGGAAAAACCAGTTAATCATTTGGTCGATATCTAACATCTTTGCTCTTGGCTTAATTGTCATGCGATTTACGGTATCATACCAAGACTGCATTTCGGCACAATGATGTTTCAAATCTTTTGAATCAATGCCGCCAATATATGACTTTTCAAAATGCTCTATAAACTTTTCGCCAAGAGAAGCACACCTATCAATGACCTCGCTTCTCGGATAAGACATTTCGTTTAATTGCATATTTGATACCTCATCGTTTTATCTTTCGGCCCAAGACTCGGATTTTCACCGAGGAACACCGAATTGATGATTGTTCTTTGATGATACTATTATATCACATCATATGTGATTTGTCAACCCACCGAATTTTTGGATATTCCATTTCGGCTAAATACATTCAGTATACCTTCCTATATACAAATGTATCTTTCTCCGGGTGTGTAATGATACAATGAATATCGGAAAGAGATGATAGTGTCTGTTTACTAATGACGATATTGACAGGTTTCTCTGCCAACTGTTCGGAACGCACCACCTTAATACCATCGGCAGGATAGTAGAAATATCCGCCTCGCTGATTGAGTTTTCCTATGCCTGCGTCGATTCTTGCTTGCAGTTCTGCCTCGACTTCGGTAAGGTCTGTCACTTTCATGGCGTCTTTCAGATAAGCGCGGATTTTGTCTTTGTTGACCAAAATGCATTCAAATGACTTTAACTGTCCTTGAATCAAATTCTCTTTGCTTTCAGCGGAAACATATCCAAGTGCATAATATTCCGAAATGTTATTCGGATTGACAAACCAACCTTTATATCGCTTACCAATAGGAAGACCGCTCTGTTTATCACACATATCAAAGGAAAGTTCCATCGAAAAGGTGTTGAGCGGTCTGTCCCAATAATTCGTAGCACATTTTTCGTCAACACAATTCCGTTTGTCTTGTCTTGCGAATGTCAAATAAACATCCACGCCGGCAATCTGCAAGTCTCTGTCACTACAACGTTCGTATGCGATATTGTTAATACGATAGACGAGATTGTAGTGTTTCTGGATTGCCTTTTCAATAATGGAATCCGTTGCTCTGTTCGACCGTACCGGCTCTGTCATCTGAATCACCTAATGTCGTCGTTAGGATTGACACGTGGCGCAAGATAAACCGTCAGTTGCAGTTCGTATACCGCGCTCTCTTCTTTCTCTGTAAGTGCGTGATATGAGCCGACATAGCCCATCTCACTTTCGAGATAGTCGCGCATTTCATCTTCCGTTCCGCGAACAAAAATGGGGAACTTAAAACCGTTTTTGATATAACTGACTTTCCAAATATGTTCAATCTGATTTCGTCTTACAACGTAGTTTCCCATATTCTCGACCTTTCTGTTGCGAATTCTGACCGTTTCATACATCATCCCAGATATAACGATTGATAATGTCAACGGCTCTGTCGTAATTCTTCTTGCCGTACGGAATCCACGATACCACATAGTATTCGTCGTTCATCCATACATCGTCGACCTTGCCTATATCGGCCTTGACAAGTTCATCGTGAATCTTATCGGCCGTCTTGCGGTTCTCTGTACTTGTGTTGATGTATTTCATTACGCTTCGACCTCGACAATTTCACAAACCTCGCGCCAATGATACCACGATTCGTTGCAAGGATTTTTGTAAATATAGGAACGCTTGGCGTCGCACAGTCTTTTGTAACCGTATTCTTTGATAAGCCAAGAACGATTGGGGCTGTTCTCGAAAGACAGGATATTGCTCGCTTTGAGTGCGCCATTTGCGTCGTCGCCACCAAGCAACTTTTGATTTCTTCCGCAATAATAGGTATGCACGGCACCTTTGAAATTGAGATTGTCATCGGTTGCGGTAGCGGTGACCTTAATAACATAGTATTTCATTTGCGTTTCCCCTCTTTCTCATCTTACGATACTATTATATCATAAGCGAAAGGATTTGTCAACCCACTACGTTATTCAATATCACAATCTAACTTTTCTACGGTCAGTTCTTTCGATTTCAGTTCATACCGTCTATCTTTCAACTTGTCTAACAGACCTTCATTACGAATCGCCTTAAAGACAAGATTTCCGACAGAAAATTCACCATCCGTCTGCAAAGCAAGTTTGCGCTGATAGTAAAGCCAATCTATCATTTTTTCGACATCTTCAAGAGAACCAAAATTCAGCACATCTTCTGCTTCTACTTTGACCGGCTGAACAAAAGATTCGATATCAATGCTGTCTTTCGGAATCTCAATTGGTTGCGGATATTTCAACCAACGGTCTTGCAAGACGGAATAAATGCCGTTCGAGTTGGTAGAAGTCATCATATCTTCGCAGTAAAGTTCGACGTCTTGGCCGCCCAACTGAATATCATAGGCGCTGTTAAACGACGACTTCCATCCTTGACACAACATATTAACCAACTCTTTATTGTCGTCAATGTTCTCAAAATTGAGTATCAAGTGGACATCCAAATCAGAATGTTCCGTATAGTTGTAACTTGCGTTAGAGCCAACCAAAACAATGTCAACAATCGGTAATTGGTATCCGATATAATCTTGAAACTCATCAACAACACGAAGAACGCCCTGCTTAATACGAGGACGGAGTTCATCTCCGTCCCAAATCCGAGGATTTAATTCATCGTGAATCTCGATATTGTATTCTTCAAGTAACATCATCTTAATTTATAACTCTCTTCTAATCCGTTATTGTCGATAAATTCATTCCATTCCTCAACGTCCATACCGTGCTTTTGGATATACTATCTTGTCTTTTCAGAAGCCACATCGAGGGAATGTTCCAAATCGCCGTCGTTATATTTATCAAAGAAGTAATCAAATACTTCCTCTGTTGTGTATTTCTTATCAGCCATACCGTAATCCTCTGTTGATAGATAGATTTATCTACCTAAATTATACAGATGGTTTTTCTGCGAACGGTAAGTCGATACAATTCGGACGATGTTTCTGTGTCCAAATGGCGCCAGCCATATTCCACAAAAACGCACGGTCATGACGCTCATCGTCATCGCCACGCAAAAACTTCAAAAAATGTCTTGTTCCGCTATCAATATAACAATGGAGAGGAATGCCTTTCTCCCAGTTCCTATCTCCGTATTTCTGACACCCCTCTTCGTATAGTTTACTTAACTCAATCACGGCCGTAGAAAAGTCCCAGTGCGTATGGAAGATACAAAATTCAGCCATGGCAAAATAGAGGTAGTTTGCTTTCCCTTCCGCAATATATAAGTTAAGACAATTAAAGATATTCATGCGATACGGTGTGTTGATATCTCTGTGAGAATCATACCATCTGTACACGCTGTAAAACCCATTGATAACATCGAGCGGAACAAGGTCGCAACGCCCCTTACCTACGGCAATATCTCTTACCGCACCGCTCTCAAACTCTCTTCTGCTTCCACTGTCTTGAATCATTTCTCTTCTTCCTTTGTATAGCAAATCAAATCTTTTCCGTATGGGAACGCTTCGAGAATGCGACAAAATTCACGCCATTCAGGGAGTCTGTGATTCCGTCTCTGAAAATAAATGTTTCGGAGAACAGCATAGTTCGCACTCCAAGTAAAGCGATAATTATATCCCATAGGAAGCATTTGCCGAATGGCCAAAAAGATTTCTTTATCTTTTGTTTCGAGATACCTATCCCGCAGAGCATTCAGTTCTGCAATCGTATCGTCAATCACGACCATAGAATGTTCGTCAACATTGTCAAAACTGAAATCGGAGCGTTCAAACGGTTTCGCCGTACCCTTGTGCATAAAACTGCAACTATTTCTAACGGTTGCTACTTTGTAAGTATCAAACTCTGCGCAGAAATATGTCGGTGCGACAATATCCATATTGACAAAAATCTGTCGCATAAACTTCGAGTCAGAGTCGCCTGCATTCAGCATACGCTGACAGAGTTTCAAATCCTCAACGCCGATAACAAAGTTTTCCGGATAGGTAGAACACCGAACAATACCTTTCATAAACAACGGAGAATTACAACATATACCCGCTGTCCAATTTTCAGCATTTTCATCGTCACAATTCACGTCAATAGACGACCAACAGCAGTCCTTGCACTCTGTCATATAACAATATTCAGAATCTGATTTTTCCCATGAGTTCATAGGATTCCGCAAGGCACGCATAGCGCCATCAAGATTCATTATTGAAATATTTTCTACTTTAATCATTTGTTTCACCGTCTTTTACTTCTGTCATAGGACAATTATCTGACCGTTTCATTGGGTCTAATTTCGATAAATCTTCACCCGTTACAGAACACCACATAATATATTCATCTCGCCACCATATCGGCTGTTCGTATTTCCAAAACGGGCATTCTTGACAACGGAATGGGATTTTATATCCTTTAATCAGAACCGACACGGCTTTTCTTATCCCCTTTTTCTATTTGTCTTTCGTCATATACGCCGATACAATACCATTCGTCTTCAACCGCAATAATGAGCGTCTTTTTAATATTGTCAAGCGTTTTTTCAATCGGATATCCGAAGTCGCAGTATGTCTCTGTGAGTTTGCGCAGAAGTTCACGCCAATCATTTTCGTTAATCATTCTTCTTCTGTTCCTTTTCTTTTTCCCACTCTTCCATTGTCATTTCAATCGTGTCGTCTTGTCTATACCACGATATCGTTTTTTCGCCGCCTGCGTCTTTTTCTACAACAACGGTAGCGTTCTTATACACCTTATCGTCTTCGTCCTCTACAACTAAATCTAATGCGTTGAGAGCGACAAGCGCGTTTACCCAAGTTTCCGTCAGATTGGCAATAACACCATTGGCGCACGCCATCACAATGCTACCTCCAACCAAACCGCCGATACAGAAACAGAGCAGTCCAATAAAAAATGTCATTAGAAAATATCCTCGTATTCTTCGTTGTTTCCCGATGTTTCATTCAACCGTGGGTCGGTTGTCGTTTTATGCTCCACGCCAGAAGCAGACTCCCATTTATAGGAACGGTTGAATTCCTCGTTATTTGTATAGAATCGTCTCGACGGAACATCATAATAGAGGTCAATCGTTTTGTTGGCGTGTCCGAACAATCTGTCCTTGATGATATTCAGACGAACATTATAATTGCTTCCCTCTTTTTCATTGTTAATACGGCGTAGCGCAAGCGTTCTATGGGCGAGGTTGATAATGTTTGCCGTGCCGCTAATATCGTAAGTTCCGACATCCTCGCCTTGTGCCATCTTCCTCGGATGGCAGACCAACACAACGGCCGCTTGCCACTTAATAGCAAACGCAATCAGTCGGTTAATCGTTTCTGTCTGCTTTTTCAACTCGCTGTTTGCGTCACCTCCGATATCCATTGTCATCAAGTTATCGAGGATAAAGAACTTACAACCGTATTTCCGCAGACAATCTTCCATAGACGACAGAATGTCGTCCAACTTATTGGAAGCGTCGTCTCGATAGAGAAACCACTTCTTAGAATAATAACGATTGATTTTATCCTTGATGTCTTTATCGACCACATAATACTCTGTGCCGTTACTCGTCTCTTTCCGCTCCATATGAGACGGTCCTGCCATAATCGAATACAACCATGAGCGTTGCAGATAGTTCGGCATTTCTCGCGAGAAGAAAAACGGTGTAATGTCCTGTTCCATCGACTGGCAAATCAGTTGTGAAAGCAGACTGGTCTTTCCCGCTCCGGGCTTTCCCGATACAACCGTCAGCGTCCCATAAAACAGTCGCATAAGCGTGTGGTCTAATTCGGCGATACCAGTCTCTACACCGTCAACGTCAGCGATATTGATATCCTCAATGTCTGATACATTGATAACGCTCGACACCTCTGCATCGGTAGCATCGCTAATCATATTACGAAGCGTTTCTGCTCCGCAATAGAACAAGACTTCGTTAGCGTCTTTCACAGAGCGTCTGTTGCCGTTTTTATCGGTCATCACCTTTGGAATATCAACATATTTGCAACGCCAAGAACCGAGACGCGAAATGGCTTCTTTACGCATTTTGACACCGGCATCGTCGTTATCGCCGCAAATAATAATGCTTTCAAACTGTTCAAGCCAATCAAAGCATTCTTCTATCCAATGGAGATTCTGACTGCCAAGAGGAACGGATACAACATTATGAACACCGCATTCCATTACAGCAAGCGTATCAAGTTCCCCTTCCGTAATGGTCAATGGCTGGCTCGGATTGATTTTATCCATGCGCCACAGAATGGGAGCGGTATCTGCGTCTTTCTGACACCAACTCTTAATATCGCCGTTCTCTTTATTGATTTTGCGAGACGGACGATATTTCACCATTGTCAATACGCTGTTGCTATCATAATACTCAAAGGCGATGTTTCCGTTCTCGTCTTGTTTGATAGGAGAGGCGTCAATCGTTTTGTCGCTGATTCCACGGAGATTCAGATACTTCCTCGCTTGGCAGTTATCTGTCAGAAGTAATTCTTCATGTGGATAGCGATACGAACGCTTTGTTTTGACATGAAGCTCGCTCATTGGATAATCCATTTCGGCTTCATCAAACAACGCTTTACACGCTTCGAGATATGACATACCGCTATGTACACGTGCGTCAATATAATCGGCGTTAGCACCGCAACCGAAACAATGGAAATTATATGACTTCGGATTGTAAATAAAACTGGGGGTGTTCTCTGTATGAAACGGACAACACCCCTTCTTATTGCGGGCATCCCATTTACTGACATTGAGCAATTCGGCAATCAAATCGGCATTTCTGTCGCCCAACTTTTCTTTTGCCTTCTGAATCATTTTGCTATCTACTATCATCAATAAAACGCCCTCTTGTTATTGTTTAATGTCTTGCTTATTATACCGCATTGTGCGGGAAAAGTCAACCCACAGAATTTGTGGTTGCTCTATGGCGCTTATTCCAAAGCGTGCCACGAATCGTTTTATCTTCGTTCTGCAACTTTCTGCGAATCCGAGAAACAAGGTCTCTCGACGGCAGGACGCCCTCTCTCACGCGCCTTTCCATCGTACCATATCTCATGTTATCGGAACAATTATATTCCTCTTTGAGAAGCGTTGCGTACAGAATGGAATCGTTGTCGCGAGATTCGATGTTGCGAAAAAGCACATTCTTGACTCTCTTGGTTGCCACCAGTTTCTTTGTCGTTTCTTTGTTAGCCATTGTAATAATATATCCTCTCTTTGTTTTGATTTTCTTATAGTATATCAAATCTTATGATATTTGTCAACCCATCATTTCTGATACATAACACCACGACTGTGGCGGTTTTGTAACTCTGTTGTCACAGGCAATAAGAGCAAGTGTTTCGTCTTCATCATCTGGAACAAAAGCGTGCTTACAACCAGCACACAGAACGTCGTTCGGACACGGCTTATAAAACTCATTCAATTCTTTCGGTTTGTTATATATCTTTAAGTCTGATATATGCCATCCATACCCAGTTTTACCGTTTCCGAGGTATTCCGCTATTTCCTTATCAGTAAGACACGTATCAGGAACGGTAAACGGCGGATTGGTATCAAAGAACGATATGTCACTCGAATAAAATGATAGCGTGATTATTGTGTCACATACAAACTCGCCGATAACTTTGCCATTAAGGGAGCAGTCCATTTTATGTGGATAGTATATATTGCCATTTAGGTAGATGCTCCCATCATAATTCGACTTCTCAAGCATTGTTTTTCTGTCGTTGGTACAATATATATAACACTTAAACGGCATATCAATCTTCGGTTGTGTTTTTCTGACCTCTATGGTCTTTTCCCCATTCGCTATATTTTCACACCATTTCGGGTGTATGCTTATAAGAACTGATTTACTCATTTTCCAATCTCCTTTTCTTGTCCACAACTGCAAAAATCCATGTCACCAGTTTCGTGTTTTGAAAAACACATTTTCGTGTAACGGAATGAACAATCTTTGCATCTCACAACCGGAACGGCGTCTACTGTTGGAGCAATCTCTATTGCTTCGATTGTATTATCTTCGACTTCTCTCGTACTGTCAAAACAACCGGCAACGCTATTTAAGTATGAAATAAGTTCGTCAGCGTCAATTAGTCTCATTTTTTACCTCTGGAATTGGTTCAAAATCTTGGTACTTTCCATCAATAGCGTTTTGAACAAGTCTTGCCGCATTTCTAAAACATTTATCTTTTATACTGTCTGTTTTTGCAATATTCATAATAGTGTGTACGGATGCCTGCACCATACGAAGTCTGTCAGTCTTATTTTCAAGCCATTGTTCAACCCTGAATGAGGGTATCAATCTCGACCCATTTGTATATACCCGTTCCTTATCAGTAAAACCGTATTGTTTCTCAAATTCTTCCCATGTTTCTGGGAACTGCATCATATCAGCCATCTTTTCTTTCTCCGCATTAACAATACCATTCCAAACAGATTTTGCCAATTCGCTGTCTGCACATTCCGGGGTTTTCTTATAGGCAAATCCGCAAAGACAGTTAATTTTGTACTTATCTTCTTTTGTAACGTATAGCCACGCATCTCCGCAATATGGGCATTTTTTAATTGCTATCATCTTTTCTTCCTCCCAAACGAACAAAAACTATTTTCATCACATCCATAAATCGAGTTCAGATTGCAATATCTTATTTCGCCCATTTTGTCTTTTCCTTTTACAAAATCAACACAATCCTTGCATCGCACCACAGGAACGGCGTCAACGGTTGGCAATCTCCTAATTTGTTTCAAAAAATATTCGGCAATTCCTTGAAAATCATAAGGCGATATTTTGGCCAAACCGCCATAATCTAATACGATACTATCAGCGTCAATCAGTCTCATATTCTCCACTCCCAGTTATTGAGGATATATTCTACCTCATCATAAGATAAAAGATTATCTCGCCATCTCGGTCGTTTTTCGGACGGTTGCTTGATTGAACGATTGAGAAGCAATTTATCCATAGCGGAGAACACTTCTTTTAATTGAGCGTTATTATTCATTTTTTATCTCCTTCTGACGGAATAATCGTTTTCGTAACAGCAAGTATTTCCGGTGCTGGCATAGACGGCATTTTTGCATAATTGATGAGTGCTTCATTTTCATCAATCAGACGACCGTGTTCTATCGGGATTTCGACGAGCGGACAGTTATTGAGTTTGCTCGCAAGATTTTCTATTCGACCGTTTTCTGTCAAACACGAACAACGCCATATATCTGTGATTGTCAGGTGTGCAAACGGACAGTCAATACACGCTTCTGGAAAATTAACACCCTTTGCAATAACGCTCATTTTTTCACTTCCTCTAACGGACACGTTGCTCTGTTAAAATAAAATAAACATTGAATGTATTCCGTATAACTACCCGGAAAATTCTCAAAACTGCGATTGATATGGAGTGGACACTTCTCACACTCCCCCGATTGAAAACTGTCTGGAACATTGATTTTTATATCCAGTCTGACTTTTTTCATTTTTTGTCCTCTGCTTCGACAACTGTCTTTTGGCTTTCAATCAGAGCGTATACGCCCAAGTTATCCCATCCGTCTCCGGTCATAGGTCCTGACTGTTTTTTCGCCTTAGCAAGCATTTCATCAGCATCTACAAGACGACCGTGGTTGCCCGGAAGTTCTACTAACGGGCACCAATCTGGTCGAGTATATTCATATTGGTCTGCACCGCCTTCCTCTTCAGCGCAATTATTGGTTGCCATACAGTAAGCCCCACCGCGGTCCATATACAAAAGATTGCAATCCATACATCCTGCTGGCATTTTCATACACTTAATGATAACGCTCATTTCTTATTACACCTTTCAGTATACTCACCAGGAAAACGCTCAAAATTGAGTTTTCGTTTTTCTGGATAAAAATCACATTTACGACAATCTCCACCACAAGAGCAAACATCTACCTCTTTTGTACCCATACATCTTCCGACAAGAGATTCTGTAGATGTTTTTCTTTTACCAGTTTTAGCAAAATAAACACCCTGCGCAAACTCTGAAAGATAGTGTATTTCTGTAGTTTCTCGATAACATTTACACGGTTGATTTTCTGCTTTCTGCTCTTTGTCACAAGATTCTCTTAAACACTCAATGGCAACATTGATTGCCTCTTTCAGATTTGCATAACCTCTGTTATCAAGGCCTAACATTTCGATTGTTTCAAGCGCCTTCTGTTTCGTCATTTTTCTTTTTCCAACTCTTTCAAATATTCTTGATAATCGTTGTAAATATCGCATTTATCTTTTGCGAGACAGTCATCACATAGACCATATCCGATTTCTTCGCACCGATAACCGCCAAGATTAAACATATCCAATCTGTCCTGTTGGTCATACCAATCCATGACGGTTTTTCCTTGCTTATAGCATACATCAAGCGGTTTTATCCGATATGCTCGCAGTTCAATAAAATCATAACCATCATAAGCATCCGACAAAGCAATCATTTTTGCCTTACCAGCCGTCGTTGCGAAAACAACAATACTTTCTTCCGGCGCTCGGTAATCGAAAACCTTGTATGCTTTTGGTCTTTTGGTTGCACAAGGACAGGTGCTATATTCAAGTTTCGGAAAAATACCGTTATGATGACAGTTTCCATCTTGATAGAAAGCGCAATCCTTACACACTATTTTCACAAAAATAATACCTCTGCGTTTCAAATCTTTTCTTCATTTCATCATCATAAAGTTTAGGCGAATTTTCGGAACACGATAAACCAATTTTTTCATAATAATACCAACTTCTATGTTCGTCAAAATAATCTATCAATTCTTTGTCTATCGTGTCGAGATACGAGTTGATTTCTTCTTTACATTCTTCTTCTGTTTTGACGACGCCAGAGTCTGTCTTGGACGGCAACTTGTCCAATAGTTCATACCATCTATCTTCTTTTCCGGTCCAACGACTTTTTTCAATGTGACAAACCAGATATTTAACTTTCGGAGTTTTGCGAAGAATAAGATTTATTCTTCCGCTCTTCCACATTTTACGGTCTGAGTCAACTCGTTCCATATCATACCACTGATACAATTTTCCGAGATAAATAACTTTTGTAGAAACCGTTTCGTAAACATGGCCGATAATCCACTTTGTCGTTTTCTTTTTATTCAATTCGGTAGAACGATTTTCATACTCAACCGCTTCTTTGTAAGAATCCATGTCTTTGGTCAGTACGCCGACTTGACCATCTTTTCTTGCAAAACAAACTTCTGATTGACAAACGCCATTTATAATAGTAGTGTTTTTGATTAACTCGACCAGCAGTTCTGAATTGATACCGATAAGGAACTTATGACCATCTTTCTCAATCCAACAGCTCATAAAAGAGAGTTTCCCACCCTGAGAACTGCCGCCGGCCGAATTGTGAATTGTCAATAAAAATCCGTTATTGTCAAAATCAAATTGTTCTGGAGTCTTGTCTTTTTGATACCCAACAGCCCATGTAATAGCAGAATCGAGCATTTTCTTGTTTCCATATTCAACAACATATCCCTGCTCGTAACCTTGATAGACAATCTTATGTTGCTTATAGTCATATACTTCTACGGGTTTAGCAACAATCGTTACTTTATCATAAAGTTTCCAACTCATTTTATTTTCTCACTTCCCACGGCTCGACCGAATAGTTATCAATAATGTGCCCATTCCACAATGGCAATTCATTGTTTCCGTTTGTCTGCTTTTCTACATACTCATTCGCGCTTTCTTGATTATCGAATACAGCATCTACATCACGGCATCCATATTCATAATCACACACACGCATAACAACCCAAACCACCATCGTTATAACCCCGATACTATATTTTATGGTATCATTATATCACAAACAAATCAATCCGTCAACCCACGACAGAAAAAGCGCCGTGTTTCCTACGACGCCATTTTCCTATTACCACTCTGTATTTTGAAGAGCAGATTCTGTTTCCACATCTTCTTTCATATACTTTACTTTCAGACACGCCAGTTCGCGTAATTCTTTCTGTACGAGCGCAAGCATAATGTTGGCCGACATAATCCTATCATCAACATACTTGTTCTTCACGGCGTTAATTTTGCGGTCACAGCGCAGTTTAGCAAGAGTCATTCCTTTATCCAAATTAAAGGTATCGTCTGGCGAGCAAATAGCAATACCGCGATACGACTTTCCTGCATAATGCGATACACAGATGACCTTGTGCATATCGCCGTCGTGAACGACATAATACTTATAGCGTTTTCTTGTCAGTGTAAATTCTTGTTTCATATTTTACCCCTATATGCAAGTAATTCATAGTATCGAGTTTTCATTCTTCAATAATTTTCTTCATTATTTATTCTCGCTATCCTCTTTCTCTTTGTAATCTTCAAACGACTCGAAAAATTGTCTCAAAAAACCTGTACCGATATATCGTTCGACTGTTCCGTTACACAGAGGGCAAGACAATGAGGGACCGGCAAAATTATTGTCAATATCGGTAATATTAAACGTAAACTCACAATCACAATACGGACAAACGGCCTTTTTGGTTTTCAGATATCCATGCCCTATAATATTTTTCATTCGGCATAATCCTCTGGTGTAAGTTCTGACATATCTTCAGACTCATATCCATCTTCTGGTTCATCGTCTGATTCTTCTTCATCTTCTGTATGATACACCGCTTCTGGATAATCTTCAAGATAATCGGCGGAAGAAAATATTACATTATCGTAATCTGCATATTTTGTATCGTCAACATCGCCAGCATACACCCAAGAGAGTCGGTAAGTATCTTTGAACGCCCCACCGGTAATACAAACTGCATATCCGTTCTCAATCAGAATTTTCTGCATAGCAATTGTATCATTCCAGTTTAATTCAATATTTCCCTCTTCTCCGTGAGGAATATGGTCGAGAACGGCCTTTCTCCAAGACTCAGTCATTTTTACTTTTCTCCTATACAAAGTTTATGATAAATCCTATTGGATGGTTTCTTTTTAATAACGGCATCCATTCTTGTTTGTACTTCATCCCTTATTTTCTGCTTTGACTTTGGGTTTCCGTACTTAAATTCCAAATAAGTTATTTCTCTATTGTACTTTATATGATTTGATACTCTTATTCTAATGGTAAAAGCATCTATATTTACATAATAATAGTCGCTCTCCGCACTATGGCGTTCGTTATATTCGTATTTGTGCTGACTAAGATAATGCCTTATCTGCGAGTTATAGTCGTTACGAGCGTTTGTTTGCTTAATCTTAGACAGATTCTTATCAAGCAATTCTTTGTTTCTGCTATAATAAATTTCATCATCAACAATAACCAAATCTTTATTTATTTTAGGAAGTTGGTCTGTTATTTTGGACGGCAGTCGCGCAGGCGCTTGAAAAATACAAACATAAGGCGGTTTAGAATAATATATTGGCATTATGCTTTATAAATAACGCCGTTATCATCTTGATATACAGCGGTCATGCTATCAATCTGACCTGAAAATCCGACAGGCAAAACGGTCACATACTGATAGAGATTTTTCAAACGGTCGTACTGGCAAAATACCTTAAAGGCGTCGATGACTTTGTCTTGCGCAATCAGATTGTCGTCGAGACAGTCCAACATTTGTCCGAGACTTTCACAATAATTGACAGTAACAGTTCCGTCGTCGTTAGGATGCACTCTGAGCGTTGCGTTATTTTCCATATTTCCTCCTTAATTATTCAAATTTGAATAGTTATCTTTATATTGATGTGTTAATTTGTCATAAATGATAAATTATCTTTCGTCTTCTGCAAGACCATGGAATAAAATAACCGAGACGCCACTGCAAAATAGTATTTTTAATTTATCTTTCAAAGAAAGTTTGAATTCAACACCAACAATACCATTTACATACATAGTGTACTTTCTTAATTCATAAAAGTTATTTTTGGTTTTCTTATTTTTCATCTTCTACATACCCAATAATCGGACACCAGTCTGGCCTTGTCTTTCGCATAATGTCACGCTCTTTATAATACTCCGGATTGTCGGTAATTCTTAAAAATTCATCACAATCAATACGGCATTCCAGACAATTTTTCGGGATTTGCAGATTCTTAATAATGACCGCCATCTTATTGATTCCTTTCAGCGGCGGGACACGACGAATAATCCAGTGTCGGCCTTGCGTATAATGGATTTATGTGACACTCACCAGAATGTTCCCAAAAATGAACACAATCTTTACAGTAGATTTTTCGCTTTTTATCTGCATCTGTTGGTTCTTTTAAGTATTTGATGCTGAGTTCATCTATTTTCATAATGGTAGTCAAGTTTATCTTACATATTCCTTTTTGTCATCAACAAAGCAACAATAGAATACATAGTTTGTCACAATATTATCTTCACCAACATAGCCCTCGCCGAACAGATATAATCTTTCTGGATATGAACAATCTGGTTTAATCATTGTAATATAAGCATATAAACTATCTTGCTCTATTTCGAACTTTTCAATTCTACCTATGATATTTTCAATATCGCAATACCATAATTCGCCATCAGAATACCGATAAATAAAGCAGATGTTTCTATCTATCATGTATTTTACATACTGAGCGTCTACAATATCTTTCATAATATTTTCGGTAGTATAAATATGGTTATTCCGAGTTGGGGCGTTAAGTTTTTCTACAAATACTTTCTTACCCAATATCTTTTATCCTCATTTCGACTTCCATAATACGAAATGTTTTAATACCTGCATCTTTGGCTTTTTGCCATTTCAAATATTCTTTGCCCCAATATTGAGCATCTGATATTGTATCAAATATTTCTGATTTTGTTACCAGACCATTTAGCGCAAATCCATTATTCCAATGTACAGACGACAAATACGACCCATTATTAAATAACACGGCATACCCATGATACTCATTTTTATTATCATCAATAGTCGTCATAGATGTAACGATTGTAATGGCTTTGTCTATCCCCCAATTATGTCCGTTTTCGTATTCATCAGAAGATACAAGGCATTGTTTTTCTAAAAGTTTAACTAACTTATTGGCGTCAATCAGTCTCATTTTTGTTTACCTCTACTGCAAAACTCATTTTTCATTTATTTGTACCATTATTATGATAACATGAATAAAGCAAAAAGTCAACTTAATTAAAAATCAAAACAATTTTCATATATGTATTTTTGCTGTTCCGTAAGGTTGTTATAAAGTCCGTCTTGTTTATAAAAGGTATTCATACACGAAGTGGTAAATTTTGTCCAACCCAAATTTATTAAATAGTCACCACAACATTCAGAATCATCACACTCATTAAAGAATTCCTTAACAATATATTCGGCATATACCTCATGAGCCGTACAATTAAAGACATCGCCATCTGGCGTAACCCAACAATCTCTACGGATTTGTGAATCATCTTCCCATTTATGAAGTTGGTGATTATATTTATAAATTCTCATTTCACTTCCTTATTATCTTAACCAATTTTCCTTATCTCTTGCGTATTCATTCATAAACTCGACTAAAAACGACCCCTTTGTGCCACCCCACACAGCAAGCATATGTTCTTTACAATATGGACAACACATTGAATATGCGTTTTTATCAGAAGGACTATCATATTGACTTGGCGCTTTTACTTCAATATCATCGATAGTAAAACCAAATTCACAACCACATTTTTTGCATTGAGCGATATATTCGGCAGGTGTTATACGACCTTCTTTAATGATTCTCATTTTTGTTTGCCCCTACTGCAAAAATCATTTTTCATGACGCTATGAGCGTTATAATAATGACAAAGTCCCTGCCACTTTCCAAGCGGTTTTTCAAACTCCATGAAATGCTTGCAATCTTTGCACCGCACCACCGGAACGGCGTCGATTGTTGGCATTTCGTTGATTTTATGGTCGACGTCTCCATGGTCCCATATCATTTCGGGCGGCGCATAGGCAAACATATTCATTTTAAGTTCGTCAGCGTCAATTAGTCTCATTTGTTTTCTCTCCATTGATGGTTTTTCCTTGTGCTTCGCTTAACAATAAATCAACTTCTGAAAACTTCATTCTTATTTTGTCCCATTTATCGTTAGGCAGGACATCATCAGGAAGATTAGCGGTATAAAAACGAATTGTCCGAATTAAATCTCTCAATAATTGAAGAGTTGCGAAAACACTTTTATTATCCATTTTTCTTTACCCCGTCAAATTTATTGCCTACGATTTCAACCGTAATTTCGTTTGTATAATCGTAAATGGTATCCTCGAAAGACATAAAATTACTACACCCAACACCATCAAGAATAAATGCAGAACACGACCACGAACCGCCGGGACAATCGTATTCTTTTCGCACTTCATAGATTTCATTTTCTTCTGTCTCACAATAAGGATACCAAAGTTTCACATAATCGTGTTCCCAGATATCCTCCTCTCCATTATTATAGAGGCCTGTGTGTTCGCAAACGGTTGTATAATCTACCTCATACTCGTCAAGTAAATTTATGTCACCGTCGTCAGGAACAATATAAGAATTGCCATTCAGTATAAGCAAACTACCGTAAAGCCATTCTTTTGTATTGACTTGTTTTCCCTTGTACATATTAGCGCTCATAATAATTACCTATCAACTCATCTATCTTCTTTTCAATAGTTTCAAGACGGTCTGTTAAACCCTTGCTGTTTGGAGTGCCATAATGATAGTTGTAAATGCCGACAATAATCTTTTTCACTTTCTCTAATTCGCGAACGTCGAATCTGTCTAACATTTCTTTATCCATCTATTATCCCTCGTAATCTTCAAAACTATTAAAAAACTCTCTCTGCAGTCCGCTACCGGAAAAAGATTTAATAGTTCCATTACAAAGCGGACAAGACAATGTACTGCCGAAAAGACCGTGGTCAATATCAGTAATGTCAAAAGTAAATTCACAATCACAATACGGACAGGTTGCCTTTTTCAGTTTCAGTTTACCGGTTAAAATGTTCTTCATTTTTTACTTCCCATAATAATTTGACACAAGTGCAGGAAAAGCCAACAATTCTGCCAACCTTTCTCTCTCTTTTTGTTTTTCTTCTAAGTAAGATTTTCGCTCGTCTTCCGTCATGTTGGCAATCTTTTCTTGTTCAAGACGATACTTTTCCTCAAATGCTCTTTCTTCTTCTTCTCTTGCCACTCGTCTTGCTGTTTTCAAAGCGTTCATTTTCCGTCGTCAACCTCGCTCTGTAATTTCTTAATCTCTTTTTCGAGTTTTGACACCGTGTCTTCAAGCGCTTCGTACTTTTCTTGCTCGAACTGATTGACAATACAACCAACCACATACAAGAAGCAACATAATACGCTGAAACCAATCACAAGCCACTGCGGCGTTCCTTCAGGCATAATGAACAGAATGACCATTGTATGGATAAGACCAACCACTAAAGCGCACATATTGTTTACCTCTCTTCATTTACTTTTACAAAAAACGTCTCGCCGCAATCAGGACATTTTGCATTTTATGTTACTATATTGTATTCCAAAGCACTGAACTTATTTACGTTGAATAAGAGCGTATCGCTATATAATTCTACAGCACATTCATCTGCTATATATCGCAATCTGCCATTATCCAGACGAACACAATTTGCAAACACCTTATCAGTCACATTGCCACAAGCATCGTAAAAATAAATGTTTTCACATCTAACGCATATAATATTACTTTCTGTCATAGTTCTAAAAACGTCACCTGTCTGCAAATCGCTAAACACCCGCGCCCTTTTTTGAATCGTGTCGAAATCGTCTGGATTTACCACAACATATTTCATAAATTTCATTACCCCCAATTTCGGCTTCTTTTTTTCCATAATATGACTTTCTTACACCCACATAGCAGAAATGTATTCCGCATCTTCCGGTCGACTTGTCACGCCAAGAGAATCTGAACCTCCATAGCAAATGGCCTTAGCACGAATCTCGTCAAACCGATTTCGATTTGTTTCAAGTACACAAAAACCCGCAGAACGAACCGGTCTGCTACCGGCCACAAACGCATGGGTTACGCTCTCTGCAAACAATACCGTTTCGCCGGTTTGAAAGATAACATACTTCATTTCTGTGCCCCCATTCGGATAGTTATTGTTACTGAAGTTCGCTCATAATCTGCTCTTCTACGTCTCGGCCGGCAAGATTGACGATAATGGTATTGAAGAAATTGAAGTTTCTCTTACCGACAGAGCGACGGTCTACGCGAAGTTTGACAAACGCCTTGTTGACGTCTTCCTCATAGTTGACACGGTACTCATATTCGCCAAGCGCAATACGGTAGTCCTTCATATTCCGCGCCTTCTGCCCATTCTCAACAAACTGTCTCACATTGATACTCATTGTAATAAAATACCTCTCTATTTGAATTTATTTAGATTTGATTTTTTCAATCGTGCCGCTTCCGCACCAAATGGTTTCCATTCCGCCGATATGGGAAATATAGGAATCGAACCGATATTCTTTCCCAAGCACATCGAACAGAATATACGTACCATCGCCGCTCGCTTCGAGCAGTCTCACATCGCTCTGTTTGGGAGCGAATCCATATTCATCACGCAGAGCGGTCACGGCGATATGTTTGAGTTCTCTCTTGGTTTTCTCTTTCATCTGAATTACCCTCTCTTTCCTTGTGCGTTATTATTATATCACAAGAAAAGAAAAAAGTCAACCCATGGAATAGGGTTGACTTTTGTTTGATATTATGTAATCTCAATAGTCTAACTCGTCGGACAATACGGCAACAAATTCGTCATCATCAAAACCGTTCCACCCATAGCGTGGCTCGCTAAAATAGAAGTTATTCATATACATTTGCCAAGCGGCATCGTCGATTTCGTCGGCATCGCTTTCAACCCATTTCAGCAGTTCGTCTGTTTTGATTTCAAGCATCAAGCCGTCGCCGTTGGCTTCCACAACATCATAGGCATTTCCGCGATACGGCGTAGCGTTTTTCACGGCGTCTGTAAAATCGTCGATAACCTCTTTATAGATACCTTGTTCAAGGCCGGACTCATATGCTCTACCAACCGCATCTTTAACGATATCGCTATCTTCGGTCTCCATATCGTCAGAGAGAATCGCAACGATTTCGTCGGCCGTATAGTGCATATGTTTGTTGTTGATTTTATCCTCGTTATTTTCAACAGCGTCAATAATATACTGTTGTTCGTATGGCGTGTCAAACGTCCAATGGAAAATCTCGTTGCGCAGTCCCTCGTCGTCATACTCATAGGCCGCGCTGACGCAGTCTTCGACAAAATCGGTACTGAGCGAATCGCGACTATTCTGTCCGTAATGCTTATAGTACATTCCGAAATCGCCCCACGACAGTGTTATCATCTGCGTTGGCTGTGTAATATCAATTCCCATTGTTTCTGAGATAATAGGCGCATAGAAATTTTTCAAACCCTCATTTTTGCCGAGAAAATCAAAGAGGGAAATTGCGCTATCATCTTTATCCATAAACTGGTTGCTTTGGAAATGGAATTGATATTTATCATCGGGGTCGTGTTTATTGATATTGATATAATAGTCTCCGCCGTACTGATTCTTATAATACTTATAGTAATAATCGCTTTCAGTAGACGCCGTACACCAAGAAGCACCCTGTCCAAGTTTGCACGAAGCGGCGTAGGTTTTCGGCACCCAGACTTCCCAATCTCCGTCTTCGTAAACGATGTCCGCTTCTTCTCCGAGGTCGGCATTTTTACGAGCGTTCTGTCTCTGTCTGACTTCTTGACGGTGGGACAGTTCCTTATAACTATCTTCGTCGTTTAACATGGCGTCGAGGTCATTAACTGTCTTATAGAGACCGATATCCTTCTGTTTCAGATTCTTCTTGTTATCGTCGAATCTTGTCAACACATCTTTAAGATGACCAAAATCCTTGTCGGTGATATTCCCCTTATTGAATCCATTGAGAATCCATTTACCATATGTTCCGACCGAATCTCTGTCCTTATTGAATGTCGGGTCAAAGGCAATCAATTTGTTAAAAGTAACATCATCAATTTTTGGATACTGCTTTCTGACAGCGGCGATATCCTCACATAAAAACTCTTTTGGGAATCCTTTTATTTTGGATGCCTCTACACGAATTGTTCTGCTCATAATCCCTCACGAAATGCGTTCTGCATATTGATTATCAGAAGCCAAAGAAACACCGAGTACGTCGTCGAAATGCGGCTTCTGGTGCGGCCTATATCGTCCAAATTTAATAATGATATCTGGAAAGTCGGAAAGGCATTGTATCTTTGCTTCAATCTCCGATTTTGTGTAACCACTATATACAACAATATCGTCCGTATATTGCTGACGAAAAACATAGATAAATTCGTATAAGTCTTTCCAACTGCAAAACGGCTCTAATCCACAAAAGACAACAGACTGTACCATCTGTGGATTATAATAACGACGAATTAAATCGGTCGATTCTATTTCGATATTTGGTTGCTTGATTAACGGCCAATTCTGACAATACTGATTGCCGTTTTCTTTGTCGCACTTGAAGTCGCAAAACGGCATAATGATTGTCATAGACGGCTTCTTATAATTGACAATATCGAAATCTTGGATATCCTTAATTATCATCTATCCCAATACTCTTGCTCCGGGTAGAAGTCGAAATCGTCGATATACTCAAAATCGTCAGGGTCGTCAACGGTGGCGAATGCCGTTCCGATATCGATAATATCTTTCAAAATATCGGAGCGCTCAACGGCGTCGGCAAACTTATCCATATTAACACCGTATGCCTCTTTGACAATATCGACGTCGACATAGCCAAACTCGTTGGTATCGCCCTCTCCATAACACTTTCCAACAAAGGTGGTGTCGTACTGATAGTCGCAATCAAGCACGCCTTGTGAAAAATCAATGTCACTTTCTTCTAACGCGAAGTCGCTTAGTTCGCCATCAAGCGAGCTTTCCACGGCGTCGGTAAAATCTCTCCAAAATCGCTTTTCCTCTTCTACCGTTAATTCGGTATCTTGCTGAATCCCAAAGAAAACCCTTACGGTTTGCTTACCAACCATATTGATTGCCATTCTCTTATTTCTCCTATTCCATCTTTGGATTTCCAACCATTACTTTGGTGAATGTCTTTTTGTCAGGACCAACTTGTCTTGTATAGCGATACTCATCTTCTCCAGTTGGCTGAATATCTTTGCCGACCAAAATCTTTTCGACATCAGACGTCGGAATGGATTTCGCACCGCGCTTCTTGTACATATATTCTGGCTTTCCGGAAACTTCCGCATAAAAATGTCTTTCTTCTTGTGTTACATCTTCAGACATAATCTTGCGAATATCGGTCTTTCCTTGTTCGCTACCGTCTGATGCCAACAAAAACATTTTACGCCCATTTGGCGTCATCTTGTAAACACACACGGCCGTGATTTTTCCGTTTCTGCGTGTCATTTTCCAATAGACATTCTCGTCTAATAATTCGTCCTTGGTGCAATTACACCCGCCTATTGTTTCATAGGCGAGCGTAATCATATCCCATATTTCATCAAGATACTACCGTTTTGTTTCTGCTTCCCAAGCATTTACGATATGTTCTTGTAAGATTTTCATAGAAAGTCCCTTTCGTTGCCAAACACGTGAGCCGAGAAGGCAATCTCGTTGAGAATGTGATTTAACTCATGCGTTACGCACTCTTTCGACAGCGCGTGTCCCATTTCTTTAACATAGGTATGGTCATATCCGTCGGACGAAAATAAAGATTTCAGATACTCGCGATTGTTGGCAACCACATCGTTATCGCCAAAAACGAAGTAGACAAATTCGTTTCTCGGCCTGTCATAATTGCTCAGAATGTCGTAGAGCATTTCGTCAAGTTCGGCAAGCATAGATTTATCGCTGACAATCTTCATCATATCTTTCGGAAGCGCCGTATTGATAAGAACACTGCAAACGCCGAAGTCTTCATGGAGAACACAAAATGCGCCGAGAGACGAAGCAACAATGGCGTCAGGCCGATAGATATTCACCGCATCGACAATCTGACGGCAAGCGTCAAGCGGGTGCGTATAGTCGATAGCGGGCGCACACACCGTATCATTCGGACGAGCGTTACGAATCATCTGCGCCGTCATGCCATCTTCGTGGCCATTATAACCGTGGATATACAGAATTTTCATCATAAAAACCCCCTTTTGTCATTATCATTATACCACAAAGGGGTGTCTTTGTCAACCCATCGATACTATTAAATTATACATAAAAAGAATGGGCGCGAATAACGCCCACTCTTTTGTTTTTATTGATTCATGTCGTCCCAAAGTCTAAGGGTAAATTCTTCTTTTCGTTCTTTCGAAAAAGTGTCGGTAGGCACGAAAAATCCGACTATTCTGCTCCACACCCTTGCAACCTTTCCTCCGCACTTCGGGCATACATCGCCATAGAATGCGTGATTCTGCTCGCAAGACGAAATCTTGGGATTGAATGCAAAATAGGTCACACCCTGCTTTGCAATATAAGTGAACATTTTCCATGCGCTTTCAAATGTGGAAAACGGAGAATCGATATTCGCGTGTAAAATTGAGCCACCATTACAGAATCCATCGAACAGAGATGCAATACGAACTCTCTCTGTCAGAGTCGTTTTGATACCAAGAGGGATAAACTGATTTCCGAGCATAGGCAAATCGTTGGGTACTGCGTCGCCAAAGAAAATCTTATCCTTCTTCATCAGTTTGCTCGCGGCGGACTCTCCCGGTATTTGTTCTTTATTGATGGCATAATCTTTGTCTTTGGAGAACTCGTTAATAGCACGCTGTATTGTATCAAAAATGTCCTTTCCGAAGCGTTCGGCATCTTCGGTATAGAATGTATTACCAAACTCGTCTCTGCGCGTATACCCAAACAGACGCATTGTCTCATATACACCAATAAATCCAACAGTATTGTATAGGTGCTGAAAGTCAAGCAATCCGTCTTGGAAATTGTTCAGTAAACCCTTTTCGGCATTTCGCTGAATAATATGACGAACAACATCGAGTACCTTAAGGTCAAGTGTTACAATATCAAATAAGGTATCGAGATATTCCTGTTCGGTATCAGATTCGAGAGCCACGCGCTCCAAATTGACGGTCGATACCTTGACACTACCAACCTTTAATGCCGTACCGCCAATGGACGAGAAATAGCCGAGGTCTTGGATATTGGACTTTAGCCGACAATTGTGCGTATATACACCGTTTGACAACATGAATATTGGCTCAATATTGTCTTCTACTACTTCAAGACAATAACTGCACCTCATCTTGCAATTGTCGTCTCTTTCCACGGATGAAACCTTAAACCAGAAATATCCGTCCTTTATTTGATATACATCTTTGCGTTGGGTTCTTCCATTCGGTGTATACCATCTTATAGTATAGTTAGGATTTGTACCAAGACGACCGTCTCTATTGTCCTCTCTAATATTATATGGGATTCCCATCGACGATAACATTAGTGTTAACGAATCTCTCATCGACGCAGATGATGTGTAAATTCTATTTGAATTACCGCCATCTGTTGTGTAAAGACCATCCAAAATACCACGTCTGAAAGACATCGAACAACCAAGAACCTTTGGGCTTATGGACTTAGTAAGAGCGGAATCGCCAACCACAAACTGCTTTATTAGTCCCATCATATAATACGAATTGACATCAACGTTAACGCATAGGTCACATCCAGAAATTCCGCTTGTGAGTATGTCTTCCGTAACTTTGGCCCCAAAATGCGGTATGCAATATTCTTTCAAAAATTCTATATCGTCGGCATCTGTGATTCTATTAAGCGAAAATGTAACAACGGAATTAGATTTATAACTACCGTCTCCCAAAAACATCCCAACAATTTTACCATCCTCATAACACAATGAATTGGTCATTTCAAACGGCGTTAATGATATGGGTAAATAATCATCGGTTGTAATATCTTTTGTTTCGACATAACCACCACGCAATACTTTGTTGAGATGGTGTTCCGTTGTTTGCAACTTTGCGCCATTTACAAGAGTAATGAGATAGTTTGGGCACTCATTAAATTGGTTAATTCTGCAATCAATCAATTTACCATTGCTGATTACCTTGATAGTGTCAATTCCGTATTTTAGACACCTATAGTACACCTCTTTAATCGGCGAGGTTCTAAATTCTTGATAGTACCTACTCCAATATGTGATTTTAGTATCGCCACTCATTGGACAATTAGACAAAGAAGTAACGCTATCATCGACGAAAATATTGCTATCAGACCACTTCATATTGTGTCGAATCGCGTACTCTGCAAAGTCTCTATCAACCGGCTCACCATTCTCGTCTTTAAGAATCGAAATCGAATTGACTGGGAACGTGAACATATTTTCCGATTTGATGTCAGACATTTCTTCCAAAAACCATTTTTGGAACTGCATAATGCCATCAATGTCGTCGACCATATCAGAACCGTCTGGGAATTGCGAACCACCGAAAAGAGCGTAAAGATATTCGTGGTCAAAAATGCTTGTGTTGGTAAATGCGCTTTGAAGTCCGTCTCTCACGTATGGTTGATTTACGGCATAGATAAATCGCTGAATATGCTGTTTTGCAAATTTTTCAGGCGTTCCATAATAATGTCCGTTATCAACATCTTTTTTCCAGAAGTAGTACAAATATGGAATCAGATTTGGTAGGCCGACAGCGCCAGACTGCCTGTTGGACGTAAAACTAATAAACTCTTTGACAAAGTCAACAAATGTTTCGAGATGTTTAGGTGGCTGTGTATTCTGATGGTCTAACCAAAAGAGGCCTTCCTCGGCCATGCGCCTAATATCATATGCAAAACAATACGGAATGAACGATGATGTGTCGGAGTCATGAAGATACAGCCACCCGGTCCACTCTTTATCCAACCATTCATCGGAGATTTGTTTGCCATATTTCTTATTGAGTTCGATATATATTTTATGGAACGCAATCAGTTTACGTTCCGGCTTCGGCATCTCATGCATCATAGAAACGATATCGCGCCGTTTTACATTGGCGCTACCGTCAATCGAAGCGTCGGCCACCGTATCTGCGGCAGAGAACTTATCAATAAACGAAGTTAAACTTAATTGTTCTTCTGACAACCCGTTCAGATTGGCCAGTTCCTGACCATAATCGCGTACCAGTTGATTATATTTAATTGTGAAATTTCTATCTAATTTAGTTGTTGTTTCCATACTGACTCACCCACTGTAACGCTTTTCCGAAATTCATCAACTCGCCATCCACTTCCAAAAAGGGAGCGGACTTAATACCTTTTTGTTTCATAATTTCTAAGTCCGTTACGGTATCGTAGGGAATCTTTTTGGCTTCCAATCTCCTTTCGAGAACTTTGCAGTTTGGACACCCAATAGTGTACAAAATAGTGCGTTTTTCTGTTTCCATTTTTGTTTCCTCTGTCAAATTTTGTATATTTAGCGATAAAAATAAACGACATAAAATCCTATGTCGTTTATTTTATTTTTTGCATTATATTGTTATGTGTGATTAACCCTCTGTTATTCTTTTGGCGTTTGTGTTCGATATGCTTCTCTGCGGTGCATGGCGCGACTCATAAAGGTGCGACTTTCGTCGAAACTCTCATCAAACTCGCCCTGATTGACAACCTCAGGAATATCATCGCCGAATTCTCTCATATTGATTCTAAATTTGCGGCCGAACTTGGAGAAGAAGTCTTCAGCGCCATCCTCGTCTGTTACGACCTCTGACACCTCGACCAAATCATATGTCTTGCACGCATCGTGTGTGACATAATATCCAATCTTAGTGTTATCGCTTCCGACATTAGCGAAGAAGAAACTCTCTTGTCCGTAATTGCGTGCGATAGACTTGGCGTCCACGAGGGGGATATTGAATATCATATAGGAGCGTTCGGCCTCGCCGTATGTACCATAGAGTGGTACATACTTAGCGCCACTATATCGCAGAGATGTGTCGCCGTTCTGCTCGATTTTATGGAGAAGTTGCGTTGCCTTTAACCGCTTCTTGGCTTCCGCATTATATCGGCTTTTATCCTTTGTCCACTCGACATATTTGTCAACGAATTCTTGTTCTGTACTATCTTTCCAACCGAGTGGATTCTGCGGAGAGATAATCGCCCATGTTTTGATTTTACCGCTCTTGTCGCCGAAGAGTGCTTTGTTAAGATTACGATACCGATTGCTGTTCTCTTGCAGATTTTCTTTCTTGCCGTATTTCTCATCCCAGATTTTAGCAAACCGATTATATCTGTCTTGCAGTTTACGGAACATTTCTGTCATATCTTCTGCCTCGACATCGTCATCACTTATCTTGCGCGTTTTTGATTCAAGGAAGTCAAGCAGAGCAGAAGCGTCCTCGATAATTTCGCCATCAGACTCGCCCATCTCAACTTCGTCTTTCCAATCAGCCCAACTGTCTACAGAAAACTTACGGGGCGGGAACGGCATATCGTATTCGTCTAAATAGTCAAGTATGTCAACAATTTGAGAGGTAATGTCTTTGAGAGATGTGACGTAGTCAGAACGCGAATAAGATTCCTTAATTTGATTTCCATCATCGTCGTATCCTGACATAATATCGTCGTAGAGTTCTTGCGATTCTACGCCAACACCCTCCAGATACCCAACTTCCAATAATCCATTCATAATTCCAAAAAATGGATTATCGCTATTGATATTTCTTTTTCTCATCATTATACATCACCGCCCAACAGTTTTGCTTGCTTTCTAATTTGCTCCAATGCACTATTGGTAATATTCTTTTCTTGGCTTTTCTCAAACGCAGTAATCAAATAAATGTTTTCTTGTTTTACCTCAATAAAAATTACCCTATCGCTAACATTAGCGCCGCTATTTTTGTCGTGTGGTGAAAAATATATTTTATATACACCGCTTCCAAGCGGTATCCACGATTGCGGTCTGTTCTGAATTAACGAACCTATCTTATCAATATCCCGCTGATTATATCCGCACCGTTTTGCACACTTGCGAAATTCATCCGTAACAATAATATTCCTCAAGATTGGTCCATTATAAACGCTCTCTTTCAAATTATCTTCCGACAATAGCGTCATCAAAAGATTCCCATTCCCAACAAAACTACCGAGACGATTTGTGGTAATGTCTGTTCGCGCTTGATAATAGCCACGGACAGAACCAAAACGGTTCAGCAACATCTGATTTCCGTTTGTTGGGTCAATCTTAATGAATCCGATAACAGAACCGAAGCGATTTGTCAGCGTTTTCTGTTGTGAATAGGATTCGTCAATGTTGTCGTCCGGCTTCTCATGATACAGTTTTTGCAAATAATTGGACACCATTTCCATTGACTGTTTATCTGCAAATAACTGCTGACGAAGCGAGTCGTCACCGATAGGTTTCCCATCAAAGTCAAAAACGGCCGTTTTTCTTTCTTTTTTTATACGCCATTTTGTACAGAGATAATAGGCAATCACCTTGTCATCACGCACAGAGTAAATCACCATTTCATAAAATTCTCTGTCGTGCTTTGTTGCCGGCAAATCCATTTTGCGATACTTGACCGCTCTCGGCTCGTAATTGCTACTGCCGTCTTTTTTATTGACACGCAAATTATAGCCAATGAAACCGTCCGCATTCGATAACCGTAAGTCGTCTGCGGCCTTTTCGTAGTCTTGTTTTGTCATATAAGGAAACATTGGATATTTTGGCCTGCTTGACGCACCAATATCGTATTCTTGGTTGACAAAATCGCCTACAATATCATCGGAGTGTTGAAGAACGTGCTTTGGATAATCGGTGTCTAAAAGTCGCTGACTGGCAAATTCTTCAAATAGTTTATCAATACGAATAATCATTTTACCTACGCGCTTCACCCATCAAATTTTCATAATACGTTTTGATATCGCCATAACCGTCATATACCTCTTCCAATTCTTTGTTCTTATCGTCTTGATATTTTTTGTTTTGAGACAAATAGGAGACAAAGAACGAAATGGCGGAAATCGCCCAATAGGAATATACGGAAAAGATAGCACCATGCCTTCTGTCAACGAAAGCAATATCTTCTTCTGTCAGAGATTCTATTTTCATCTGTTCCACACATACAGCGTCGGAACAATTTGCCTTGATGATATACTGATAGTCTTGCGAGTCATTTTCGTAGAAATGCTCATCGCCGTATGCAACATAAAGATGCCGCTCTTTACTGATACAACGAAGTGACATCATATTGACGTCAATGCTTTCCGCGACTTGTTCTTCCGTGGTTTCTACAATCTCGTAGTCACCTTCGTAAACAATAGCAACCTTAATCAGCATATCCAATACCACCTATCATTTGATACGGTAACATTATAGCACAAATGATTTCTTTTGTCAACCCACGGTCTGTATATTATACCAACCTATCGTAATCTATGTCGTTATCATCTATAATAACAAAGTCTACCAAATTTTTGATAATGGATTTTGCTTGTTGGAAGTCGATTTCTTCCACTTGAACAACGCTTGGATTCTGAATAAATTTATCTATACGGCCAACCAATTTCCGTTGGTTAAATTGACACCGTTCGTATGAATAGGCAACCTTGTCCGGCAATTCCTCGATATCAACGTTGATTGGACCGAACTCGATAATTTGCGATATACCGTCGATTGTCTTAATAATCAGCACGCAGGTTTCTCCATAAGCGGAGAAAACCTGCACTGCCGTATTGCCTATATCGTCGATGTCTATCGTTTCTTGTGCCGTAATTTGGTGTAGATATTCAAATTGCATATTACTTCTTCAGCAACTTCTGAATGCTCTTTAACCACTTATCAATGGTAATGCTTTCCATTACCATTCCCTCATTTACAGACCTCGTTCTGACACCGTTGGAAATCTGCATTTTGGTAATATCTGGGACGTCAGACCACAGTTTCTTATGCTTCTTATAGTATTCAGCGAAACGAAGCTCGGTCTTGTCTCTGTATTCCTTATTCTCTTGGTTAATCCACTCTGGCTTGTTCATGGTATAATAGGCGTCGAAAATCATAAACGCCACATAGAACTGCGCCTTGTCTTTCATACCACGCTGTAAGAACTCTTCCACAAGGGCTGTGTTGCTATCCACGAGATTGGTATATGTTTTGAGAATATACTTGGGGTCGTGACGGCAAACGCTGTCATCTCTCCATTTCCATAGATAAAACGGCGTTGGAGAATACTTTACCTTATCAGAAAGGTTTTGACAAAGGATATTGAAGTAACTATCCTCATGAATGGTAAGGTTTGGATTCCACCGAATATGCTTATCCAACAGATATTGTCTCTTATGTACTTTACCGTGGACAAAGGTGGAGTCTGTTTCTCTGTTGAGATATATCGTTTTCTTGGTATTTGGGTCACGACTTTCCTCAATAAAGAGCGAAGTCAGACTGTCAAAACCGCCAAGGTCGTCGATTTCTCTGAACACAAGATAAATGCCGCAAACGGAGTAAAACATATCGTCACAATCACACCACATAACATAGTCTGCCGTGGAGTGGTCGAGACAAGCATTCCTTGTAGCCGAAACGCCTCCGTGTTCGCACAGATAGAATTCAACAGTGAACGGATATTTGGCGATAAATTCGTCAGACAGACGAGCCTTGCCTCCGTCGCAACAAACAATAACACCTACATCATCTTTCAGATTGATGCCTTGCTGTACGGCGATACTATCGAAAAGACATTTGACAACATCTTCTGTTTCATTATACATCGGAACTAAAATATCAAGTTTTCTACTCATTGTGTTATTTGTAACCTCTTTATGATATTGTAACTTAATTTATGTTATAATGCAATTTTAAGTTAGAATTTCCAATTTGGAATTTTCAAATTATAATTCAACAACTTCGTAAGTTATGAATTTATCGGACTTCCCACGCTTGGTATATTGTCTTTCAATCAGATAGCCGACCACATTGATAATGCTGTCTACCTCATATTCTTTATCGGATTTGATGGGAATATAGGTATCTTTATAGCATTGAATAATGTAGGAGTGATACCGATTGTCACACTTGACGACTTTTCCTTGCAAAGTACAAAGACAATTTTGTCCCTCTCCGATTTCGACTGGCGCAAGGTTTGTATGCACATAGATTGACTTGGAATAGGTGCGCAGTGTCCCTTGCGTGGCAACAATATCGTTTTCGGCAATTTTATGGACTTCTAACATATCCCCCCTGAATTTGATAGGAATATGTACATTGTCGTCAATTTCAATTAACGCTTTGTCATATTGTTTATCATTGGATTCGTGGGAAAATTCAATGTCAACAATTTTTCCTTGTAGATAGATGGTGTTCATAGAAGATTATCCAATACGCTTATAGTGAATCATAGTAACAGATTCTGTAATATCAGACCAACTGCCCCACGTAGACGCACATTGATAACATCTCCACGGTTTAGACTATCCACCAACATACCTCAATGAACAATTACTGGACATTGCTGAATAGTTGGTAACACCAGAACTTTTGTCGATTGAAATAATAAAACTCATATACACAGAGCCACTTCTAACACATCTTACAAGATAGACGCCACCAGAAGCAAAACTATCTCCACTTATATTGTCCAATGTATCTCCAACAGACTTTGTACCAGCGGAAAAACCGTCCAATGACGTAGTTGTCCCTGTCAAATATATGTTTTTACACGTATCGGCAGTGCCGTCATCCTTAATATAAATCGGCTGTGTTGATAAACCGACGGCAGGATGCGCCTTAAGTGCATTTCCAGTACCGATGGTCAACAACTTTCCAGCCAAAGAAGACCAATCTCCTGCCACAATTGTCTTTGCACGAATTGTACCAGTATTCATCTCGATACCATTACAAGCCGCAAATCCATTTGTCTTGTCAAAATAAATCGGAGTAGTCGAAGTACCGATATTTGATGTTGGATTCATGGCGGTCACAACACCATTCGACACATATACAGGTTTATATGCGCTACCGGTATTTGTGCTTGAAGAGCCAATCTTTTGTGCGTATGTGGCGTTTGTGGCGTTCTGAACAGACCCCTGAATCGAGACGGTTTTTGTTTCAGACGGAGAAGAAGAACCGTTCTTGTAAATTTGGAATACGGTGGCATTATTACCGCCACCAGTAATATCAATCTTTGTGATAAATTCAGAAACAACACTACCGCTCGAATTCACAATATCCGTTCCGATTTTCGGCTTTGAGCGGATATGGAAATTTGAGGCAGGTGTATCGTCGACAGAGCCAACGACAATATCTTTATTCTTTAAGTCAAGCCACAATTCGCCTGCTTTTAACTACGGCTCACTGAACGTTTGGCTCGGACTGTTCCTCTTGAACTTCAGTATTCTCATTTTGTTCCTCGTTCTCCACGGTAAATTTTTCTTCGCGTATATTGACCTCGCCCTTGGAAAGCGCCTTTTCAAAGTCAATCGCGTCTTTGAGTTTTTGTGCTTCTTCGGACTGCTTGATTTCTTCGTTTAATTCGGCAGACTGTCTATCGACGGATTCGCAGTATTGTTTGACAATTTCTGCCTTTTCGTCGTCTGTCATGTTATCCCAATCGTCGTCTATTTCAAGACCGACCTCATCAATGAACAGTCCGTCCATATGCCAAATCAAATGTTGCGCCACATAGGCGGCCTTGCCGATAAACTTGGCCTGCTGAACTGCGCCGAGAGGCGTTTCAAACATCAGCGTAATCTCTTTGTTTCTCGGCACCAAAAATTCTTGATTCGGTAAATGGATACACCGTTCTCTGTTTAACACAAATCCGTCTGCGTGAACGAGCAGTGGGTTGATATAGGTACGTAAATCGTCTTTTCCGAAATTCAGCACCATAATACGCTCATTCACACCGATTTGGCAAGCAGTCAGACCGTCAAGATTTTTCTCTCTGATAATGCGCTTTAATTCTACGACGGTGTCGCGCATGACTTGGTTTAACTTCTTGTCTCTTGTGTTGGTTTCAAGGACAACGCCGGGTTCGCTTGGTAATTTGGTAATGTCAGTAATAATTTCTTTCATCGAGTAAATTCCTTCTTAAAATCGTCAATCGTATTTTGATTTGATTCTTTGATATGCTCTTGATTGTATTTGCTGTTTTTCTATTCTTCGTGCTACTTATCATACCAACGGAATTTGGTATGCTTTGCCGGCTTATTCAGCAGATAGTCAATATGGTCAAGGAATCGTTGCGCTTCGATAATGGGCGACATAAACTCAACCATTTTCTACACGTCTTCCTGTGACATCATATTTTCTTTTGCCAATTCCGTACACTCTTCGATTTCTTTCATCGCAACATCGGCGTCTTGCTTATGTTGACGATAATACTCATCAAAATCTCTTTTTGCCATAAGGATTATTCTTCCTCAATTTGGCACGATTCACAAGTGTTATCTTCTGCCGTCTGCTTTTCTGCCTCTTCCTCTGCGGTCGCCTCTTGTATTTCGGTATCAGACGCTTCGTTCAGCGCACGCGATACCTCGTCGAATACGGAACGCTGAATGGTAGCAGGAATTCCATATTCGCTGATATAGCGGTTAATGAGGTCGACAATATCAGTTTTCAGCCGCACATAATGAAGAATGTCTTTGTTTGTCATCGTAAGTACCCTCTCTTGGTTATTGATTATCTTTCTAATACATAGCAGTTTACTTTTCCGCTATGAGCCGTACAAGCGTCGAGCGCCACAATACCGTCATCAATGAACGGCTCAAAATTGGCGTCGCGTCCAAATTCTGAACACACGTGTTCGATATGACAGTGTCCCCAACTCGTGTGCCAATGTCCGCAGAATACTGTTTTGTTGTCAGCTCTGTCTGTCTGATAATGTTCCATACCATTCAGCCAACGTGCCTTGTTCCACATTCCTCTGCGCCATTCATTACACCAAATCGGAATCCAACCGTGTACAAATACAAAGTCGTCTCCCTCATAGAAATCTATTAACTGTTGCCGATAGTTAAGCCATGACTTATTTTTTCTTGCGATACGGAAAATATCTTGTACATTTTTTGCATTGGTACCGCACAAGTCGCAAACCGTCTGTACCGTTCCGTTGTGATAATCGTGCATACCGAATTCTTCACGATAAAGGCAATCGTCTAATAAATCCTCATGATTCCCTTTAATTAAAATCTTGCGGTCTAATGCGTTCACAAAATCTAATACAGCGATAGTGTCCGTACCACGGTCAAGTAAATCGCCGAGCGAAACAAAGGTATGGTCGCCATTTTCTTTGTCAAAACCAGCGTTTTCTAACGCCGTTATCAGCGGACGATAAAAGCCGTGGACATCGGAAACAATAAAATATTTCATCGTGGGAAATCCCTCTTTTTGTCCTTTTTCTGTATCTAAATTATACAACGAAAGCCAACTCAAAGCGAGCTGGCTTTCACCATAGACCACACGATTATTCCTTACCAAGTCAGAAACGAATCAACAAAATAATTGTCGAATAACGATTCTGTAATCTTTCGCCATTCCCTTTCTGCGTCCTTGCCGGTAATATATTTCTTGTAAGCGCCGAACTGCTCGTTATACGCACGCAGAGCATCATATCGCTCTGTTTCTGACTTGCGAATGTCCTTACGCTTTTCCGACAAAGATTTGGCACAGTTGGTGCGAAATTCTTCCAATTCGGCACGCTGTTTCTTTAACAGCGCGGCATAATCCTTTTCAAGCGATTCTCTCTGCGCAACATACTCACGCTTTGCCTCTTCAATTTGTTTATCGATTTGCTCGATTTTAAGAGCCAGTTCTTTCTTGATATTGTTTTCAGAAGTAACTTTGGTTCTCTTCTTTTCTTCTTCTTGTTCGGCTTTTTCGAGTTCTTCTACGGAATCGAATTCTTTATCGAGAACTTCGCTGTAATAGGACTTCCTTGTGATTTCTTTCATTGTAAATACCTCGTTTTCTTTTGACTTACCCATTTCCTCAATGGGACTTACATTAGACTTTCTGTGTGTATATTAAACCGTGTGGTCTGTGGTTTCAGAATCTTCTGTGGCAATCAAGTCGAGATAGTCTTCGCTCGACGGTTGCCCTTCGTTTTTGCTGAACAATTCTAACAGTGCCGTAGCGGCCGATATAATGCGCTCTCGGCTCTCTTTTGGGAGTTGGCTATTATCTACCGTAACATTGAGATTGTTGCTCACAAGTTGAATCTGTGGCTTCTCGTTGATACTGTTGACATAGGCAACGCTTTTATCCGTTGTCATCTGCACGATATTCAGCGCGTTCAGCAATTCTGCGTTAGTAAAATTGTCCGGCCGATTTTCAATTCTATCAGATAATTTGGCAATCACCGTTTTCCGTAATTTGGCAAGGTGATTAGCGTCAAGCATGGACTACTTAATCAGATTTTCATTGAACAGATAAGTCAGGTCTTTAACGGATTCGTTTGAATTGATAATCTTGTCGTCAATATCGTCAGCACTGATAGGAAGCGTAGTTTCTTCGTTACTCATACCGATAAACCTCTGATAATTTTTCGTTAAGTTTGCGTTCTATCTGCTCTTTCAGATTTTCGGTATTAGAAATGATATCCAACACCTTTTCATCAAACTCTTTGCTTGGCTTAAAAATATAAAATACTTTATTGCTGTCTTTGTAGTCTCTTTTACAATAGAGTGTTCCGATTCCAATATCTATCGTCATAGCGTTTTAATCAGTTTATGGATTCCCTCATTCAAAATGGACTGTTCGGCATATCGGAGAGCGTTATGATATTCTCGCAGATAGCCGTCAAGTTTCTTTTTTATCTGCCTTTCCATAATCTCATTTTGATTGTTGGAAAAAGCAGAAACCTGTTCGTTGATTTTATACAAAGTCATATTGGCTAAAAATTTCGCATATTTCGCAATAGCATTTGTATATTTCGTTTTGTTTTTCGCCATTTTCGCATAATTTCGCAAAATCTTCGTATTCGACTTTTTGAAAATGCGACCGTTGCAAAATCGACAAAGCGGAAATCACAGTCAAAAATTCTTCCTTTGTCGGAACAGAAATCGTTTTGCCACCATAATAATCCAAAAATTGTAATAGATTATCACCGCTGACAATAAACGGTAATTCTGACAGAGTGGCATATTGCGGATTGTTTTGCATTTTGTAGAGCAAGAACAGAATCAGAGAAAACGATGAGTCGTACCCCATCTTGGTCATTCTGTCTGCTAACTTCTTATCTATCTTCATAGTATACCGTTGAAATCGACGCCGTGAATCACGTACTTCTTACGGAGCGCATATACCAATTCTTTACACAAAATGGATACTCGTTCTGTATCCGCCGTACCGAACACGGCGATTCTGTCATAGTATAGTGACAACAATATGCTGATATATGTATCTTCGTCAACCATTCTTTTTGTACAAAATTGACGAATATCATAAATCTTATTATCCATTACACCTTTGGACTAATATAATAAATGGATTCGATAGGCGTCTGTTCGCCGACAATCACCATTGTCTGTGCAGGACGAGAGGTAAACCGCAAATCCTTTGAGTAGTCGTCAGTTCCCATAAGAGAAGGGTTGGCAATCACGATGCAGTCATTTCTTTCGTCGGCCGAAAAGTGATGTTTGTGTGCCGTAAAAGCAATATCATAGTGCCGCCTCGTCAGAAGCGTAAGGTTGGGAACAACGTTGTGGATATTGTCTTTGTCTCCATGAACAGCCACTACATTCCAAAGTCCGTTAATATCCTCGACGGTAGCAATATCTTCACCATATTTATTGTCATAGATACGGATATTCGGATTGTCAAAGCACCGTGTTTTCAGATACCAATGCGTTACTCTTGTCAGCGTTTCGAGAGAGAGCGATTCCTTTTTGTTCGGCTCAATACGAGAATGATTATCTTCCGTAGAGTAGAAGTGAACGATAAAATGCGCAGACAGTTTGTTCAAACACTCTGCCATAATTTCAGACACTTCCATAATCTGCGTGATGACATCTTCTTGATTATTGATTCGGATTTGGCTATGGATTCGGCCGGAAATCAAGTCACCGAGATTCAACACATAAATTTCACGGAGACGGTTGAGTTCTCCAATACGTATGGCTTCATCAATCACATACGAAATGCGCCGTCTCGCTACGTCGGTATTGTAAATATTCGCAAAGTGATTTACCGTTGCACCATAATGCCAATCTGAAAGTGCCAAAATGGCACTCTTTCTGTTTGTTGTCGTAAACTCTTTGACAGATGGTAAAGGTTTGCTTTTTCCAACAATCCGTGCCGCTGATTCAGCAATATCTTTAATTGTCTGTTCTCTGTCAAGACGACGATATAGGGC